TGGCCCATGCGTACCACTACCAGCACGTTGCCAGCCCGGTGAATTTACTGTTGGCCCTTGCCCATAAGGAGATTGATATGGATTGGTTAAAGACTATCGCCCCAACGATTGCAACGGCCCTTGGTGGCCCTTTGGCGGGGCTTGCTGTGGATGCTATCTCCAAGGCTATTGGCATAGACCCTAAAGACGTTCAGGCAACGATTGATAGCGGCAAGCTAAATGCTGACCAGATCATGCTAATTAAGCAGGCTGAGATTCAGATGGCTGCACGGGCGCAAGAGATGGGTCTGGACTTTGCCAAGTTGTCTAATGATGACCGCAAGTCTGCCCGTGATATGCAAGTGGCTACCAAAAGTTACTTGCCGCCCACCCTTGCAATTGGCGTAACCCTTGGATTCTTTGGCATTTTGTTTGGCTTGATGTTTGGTCAAATTGAACACGCACCACAGATTGACATCATGCTGGGCAGTCTTGGTACTGCTTGGACAGGCATCATTGCTTTCTACTTTGGTAGCAGCGCAGGCTCACAAGCCAAAGACAATCTCCTCCACCAATCCACGCCCACAAAATGAATCAAAACTTTGATAAAGCCCTTGCCGCCGTCCTTGTTCACGAAGGAGGGTACGTTTTTAATCCAAAAGACCCGGGCGGCGAAACAAACCTTGGCTGTACAAAAAAAGTTTGGGAGGAGCATTGTGGTCACATGGTAGATACCAAAACAATGAAAGCCTTGACCCCCGCTGATGTTGGCCCGCTGTACAAATTAAAGTATTGGGACAAGGTTAAAGGCGATGACTTGCCAAGCGGCGTGGACTACGTGGTCTTTGACGCTGCCATCAACTCAGGCCCGGGCCGTGCGGCTAAGTGGTTGCAGGCTTGTGTAAACGTGTACGCAGATGGCATTATTGGCGACAAGACAATCCAAACTGTACTAAATAAAGACCCCAAAGAACTTATTAACGATTATTGTGCATATCGTTTAGCGTATCTCAAAATGCTCCCAACATGGGAGACATTTGGCAGGGGATGGGAGCGCAGGGTAAAAGAAGTAAATGCAACTGCATTACTGATGTCATAACGGCGTCACATCGGGCGTTTTCAATACGCCCATGCTTAAACGAGTAGACATTCGCAAAGAGTCAATTCAGGACAAACTGTCGGCACTTCAAAAGATTTGCTTACCTTATGACCAGCCAGTTGACACAAATTTTGGCTCTTGGTGGATTGCTACTGAAAATGGCAACGATATTGGTTTTGCGGGGCTTGTGCGTACTGTGTCTTGGACCGATTGCGGTTATCTGTGCCGCGCAGGTGTTGTGCCTTCTGCTCGTGGACAAGGACTACAGAAACAGTTTATTCGTGTCCGACTTAGACAAGCAAAAGCTCTTGGGTGGCGATGGGTCGTAACTGACACAACAGACAATCCAGCATCGGCTAATAGTCTGATTGCCACAGGTTTTAAATTGTTCCAACCAACGAAGCCTTGGGGTTTCAAAAACACGCTGTACTGGCGTAGGAAATTGTAATGCCTGTCCAAAAATTTTCTGACCAGCAAGTTATCAGTGCTATCGAAAATAGCCCATCAATGCGGCAAGCCAGTTTGACTCTGGGCATGGATTTGTCTGGGCTAAACAAGCGCCGCAGACGCATTGAGCAGCGAGAAAAGATAGAGATCAAAGCGCCGCAAACCACAGATCAATTTAAACATCTGCAAACGGCCCACGTCCATCCAGCAAAAAAAGATTTGGGCATTTTGAATGGCACAGTGATTGTCTTCAGTGATGCTCACTTTTGGCCCGGCATATATACAACCGCATTCCACGGTCTTTTATGGGCCATTAAAGAACTCAAGCCCAATGCAGTTATCGCTAATGGAGATATTTTTGATGGAGCTGGGATCAGCCGCCACCCCCGCATTGGTTGGGCAAAGGCTCCTTCAGTAATGGAAGAACTGAAAGCCTGCACGATTTGCATGAGCTATATTGAAGAAGCAGCCAAGGAGGCCCGTCACAACGTCAAATTGATCTGGCCTCTGGGTAACCATGATGCTCGGTATGAGACGTTCCTAGCAGCTAATGCCCCGCAATATGAGCATGTCAAAGGGTTTACCTTGCGCGACCACTTCCCAGATTGGGAACCGTGTTGGGCAGTTTGGATTAATGAAGGAACGGTAATCAAGCACCGATTTAAAGGTGGAATTCACGCTACCCACAACAATGCCATCTGGAGCGGCAAAAATATTGTCACGGGCCACTTGCACAGCTTAAAAGTCACGCCGTTCAGTGACTATAACGGCGTGCGATACGGTATTGACACCGGAACATTGGCAGAACCCTACGGCCCACAATTTAAAGACTACACTGAAGAAGGCCCATTGAACTGGCGCTCTGGCTTTGCCGTGCTGACTTTTGTGGATGGCAAACTGATACTTCCCGAACTTGTGACTACACACGGCCCCGACTCCATTGAGTTCCGAGGCCGCGTGATTAAAGTTACTCAGTAACTTCTTCTTCGGTTTCTTCTTCAGTCTCTTCTTCGCCTTCTTCATCTTCAACTGGAACTTCATCCCAGTTGCCGATCCAACCATTATCCTCTTGGAACTCAACGAATTCTTTCAGGGCTTCGATCATGTCAAAGTCATGAGTTTCAATCGTCATTTTGCCGTTACCCAACCAGCCGAGGTTCATTTCAAATTTAAACATGCTTGCTCCTAACGCAGCGGGATTGCTGCATTTGCTATCCTAGAGGCTAAAAATGACATATACAATACAAAAGCCGGGGGTGACAAGTAACTTCAATCATGGCACAATCGCGCTTAACGATAGGGTTGCTCACATCAACACCGCCCTCAGTGTCCTAACCGCATGAGGTAATCCGTGCCTTTAAAAAAGCTTGTCCAGAAAGCCGGTGTAAACAGAGAAAACACCCGCTACACCAATGAAAATGGCTACTTCGAGTCGGAGAAGGTCCGTTTTCGTCAAGGTACGCCCGAGAAAATTGGCGGCTGGCAACGCATTTCTGGTACAACATTTCAAGGCGTGTGCCGTTCTCTGTGGAACTGGATTACTCTTGGCGGGCAGAACTTGCTCGGCGTTGGTACAAACCTGAAGTTTTATATTGAGAACGGTGGTGCGTACAACGACATTACTCCGCTGCGCGTCGTCCCTGCAGCAACGTTGGGCGCAAATCCTTTTGCCACTTCAAACTTGTCCAAGACCGTTGTAGTCACAGACGCTACGGGCGGATGGGTCAACGGAGATTTTGTAACCTTCAGTGGCGCCACGGCTGTTGGTGGGTTGACCCTGAATGGCGAGTATCAACTCACCACCATCGGCACAAGTACAACCACGTATTCAATTCAGTCGGCTACGGCTGCAACGTCCAATGCTGTAGGCGGAGGTTCCTCTGTTGTAGCTGCATACCAAATCAATGTCGGTATGGCCTATGAAATCCCATTGATTGGCTGGGGAGCCGGAGCTTGGGGATCAGGAACATGGGGCATTGGCTCACCAAGTACAACTCAAATTCGCATTTGGAACCAAAACAACTTTGGGCAAGATTTAATCTTTGGCCCCAGCGGTGGTGGGTTGTACATTTGGAAAGCCAGTGGCTCTCTTACTACTCGCGGGGTACTGATCTCCAGCCTTGGCGGCGCAGTAACATTTACAAGCGCAAGCCCTACAGTGGTTACGGCCACTACAACATTTGCTGCTGGGACGCCCATGCAGTTTTCCGCAACCGGCTCCTTGCCCACTGGCGTATCTGCGGCTACCACCTACTACGTGGCAAACCCAAGCGGGTTAACGTTCAATATTGCCAATAGCTCTGGCACTTTAATTAATACATCCTCAACAGGCAGCGGGGTATCTATCTCTTTGCTGGTGGATGTGCCGCTCTACCAAAACCTGCTTTTGGTGTCGGACGCCTCGCGGTTTACGTTTGCGTTTGGAACTAACGATTACGGCAGCAGCGTTTTAAACCCCATGCTGATCCGGTGGTCCGACCAAGAAGATTATTTAAACTGGACTCCGTCTGCCACAAACCAAGCGGGAAGTTTGCTTTTGTCGCACGGTTCAAAGATTGTGTCGGTATTGCAGTCGCGCCAAGAAATCTTGGTTTACACAGACTCGTCCTTGTATTCCTTGCAGTACTCTGGCCCACCAGCGGTTTGGGGTTCTCAGTTGCTTGGAGACAATTTGTCGCTTGCTGGACCGAACGCCGTAGCTTTGGCTTCAGGCATTGCGTATTGGATGGGCGTGGACAAGTTCTACAAGTACGATGGCCGGGTTCAAACCTTGCGTTGCGACTTGCGGCAGTTTATTTACAACGACATTAACTTGTCTCAGGCATCGCAGTTCTTTGCCACAACCAACGAAGGGTTTAACGAGGTTTGGTTCTTTTACTGCTCTGCTAATTCGATTGCAATCGATAAGTATGTAATCTACAACTACTTTGAAAACAACGGCGAAGGCGTTTGGTCTTATGGCACGCTGGGCCGTACCGCGTGGCTGGATTCTGGTTTGCGCAACTACCCGCTGGCTGCAACGTACAACTACAATGTGGTCAACCATGAATACGGTGTGGACGACAATGAAACCGACACCACCCTACCTATTTACGCCATGATTTCCACGGCTGAATTTGACATTGATGACGGTGACCGGTTTGGTTTTGTACGCCGTATTTTGCCGGATGTTACGTTTGCTGGCTCTACAACAACCAATCCACAGGTTACGTTGACTTTGACCCCTATGCAAAACTCTGGCTCGGGGTACAACAACCCACAGTCTGTTGGGGGCGACGCAAGCGCCTTGATTACCCGCTCGGCCACAGTCCCAATCGAAGCCTTCACTGGGCAGGTGTTTATTCGAGTACGTGGGCGGCAAATGATTTTAACCATGAGTTCCAATCAAATTGGCTGCACATGGCAGATGGGTTCTCATCGTTTGGACATCCGCCAAGATGGCGGCAGAGGTAACACATGAGCTTATTTTCTACGGCCACACCGCCCCGCCTGCCATCTGCGCCAGCAGTTTATAGCGAGCCGTATATGTCGGGGTTTATTAACGTGTTGTATTTGTTCTTCCAACAGGTTAATGCCGTGCAACCGATTAACATTGCCAAGTTGAACATTGATTTAAACACGCTGCCCACGCAGGCCAGCCTTGCCACGCTCCGATCAGGCGACGTGTATCGGGACACGACCGCAGGCAACGTATTGAAAGTAAAGGTCTAATATGGCTAAAACCGTAGTTACGCCAGTTAAGCAAAATACACTTGCGTCTAAATTTTCTTCTTTGGACACCAAAAAACTTACGCCATTTACTGTGGATGAAGGTTATGACAATGAACTTGGTGCGCATACTTACCACACTGAATACAAGGATGCCGCAGGCAATGTAGTTAGAAAAAATGTTTCCGTTGAAGCCAATGAAAATACTGACCCCGTATATACCTCAACATATACGGCTCCATTAAAAGTAGGCAATCAAACTTTTAATGCACAGTATGGAGAAGATGGAAATTTCCAAGTTGGTTACGGCAAAGAGTTTTATCAAAATGGGCATCATTGGCTACCAGTTTTAGACGCACAAGGAAATATTAGTTACACAAATAACGACCAAACAGATGGTTTTGGCAATTTTGCAAAGATGGTTGCATTGTCTGCCCTGACTGCCGGCGTTGGTAGTGCGTTTGGTGGTGCATCTGGTTTGGGTCAGAGCTTGTATGGATTGTCTGGCACAGCAGGTCAAATTGCAGGTGGTGCTACGCTTGGCGCGGGTCGAGCCGCAATATCTGGCGGGGATATTTTTAAGGGCGCGCTAACCGGAGGGATTGGCGGCGCTGGCAACTTGGGTATTGGGGATACTGGGTTTACTGTTGGGCAAGCAATGACTGCCGTAAACGCTTTAAAAGCAGCGGAAAAAGGCGATTGGATGAACGCCATTACCGGCGCTGCAAGTTTGTCTGGAGCTGGAAGTACACAAATTGGCGATACGGGCTACACGCTGGGTGATCTGGCTAAAAATGCAAAGCTGGCGCAGTCTATTTTGTCAAGTAAAGGTAACTTGCAATCTGTCCTTAGCGCGATTACAAGTGTTGCAGGCCCCGCCAACAAAGACATTATTCAAAGCCTAACTGACGCGGGCATGTCTGGACCGCAAGCAAAAGATTTTATTGAGGGTTACTTTGCTCCCGGCGGAGAAGGGTACGTTGCCCCTTCAACAGACGACACAACTAGCGGAACCAATCTGGTCAATGGTTATATTGACGAAACCACAGGCCACTGGATTGATACGTCTACCGGTAAAGAAATAGATACGGGTCGTTCTGGGCCATTAACCAATGATAACTCGGGCAATTTAAACAGCATGAAAGATTGGTCGGTTGACCAAAAGACTGGTCAGTGGACGCATACTGACCCTGTAACCGGAGAAAAGACTGTCTATGACTACAAGACGCCAGTCACCGGGACCGCATTAACCGGCCAACAAATTATGGACAGAGCTGGCGCAGGGACGCCTACTAGCGGGACAAGAACCGCTGCTACGCAAACCCCTGCTAGCGGGACAGCAAACCCTGCGGCCAGCACGTCCGGCACATCATCTTCGCCAACTGCAACAAGGATTGGCTTAGACCCGTTGGATGTTCTGAAGATGAAGAATGATGTGGCGCACATAAAATCACTGGAAGAGCTGTTTGGTGGTAGCATTTACGACCATACGCCTGCTTCCTCGGCGCAAGACCAAACCGATGTTGTTGAAGCTGCAACAGGCGGTCAAATTTATTCGGGCGGCGGTGACATCCACGCTCTTTTGCAATTATTGAGGAGCTGATATGCCTTGGATTCCAGACCAATACGATGATAATGGTGTTTTAGAGTATCCCGGATATTTTGTGGATGATACTGGCACGCAAATTGATTACGGATATTCCACCACCATTAATGGTCTTACATACACTAAAGACAAAGATGGCAATTGGACGTATGAAGATAGTGGCGGCAACATTCAACCTATTAGCCAAGCTGCTGTTGATAAGCTGACAAACACTGCCAACCAAACAAGTAACTCTATTTTTCAAGCCAAACTAAAAGACCCATCGTTTGTTAAAAAAATTAACGACGCCCTTGGTACAAATTTTAGTGTTGCTGACCTGTTAAAAATAGGAGCGGCAGGTATAGGTGGTATCGCTGGCGCTATGGGTGCTGGTACTGCAACAACCAAGCCCACGGGTTATCAAGGCGGCATTCCTGATTTGGTGGCTACACAGCCTATGCTGACTGAGCCTCCTCCCGGTCGTCGTCCCGGTTCGGGCGGTATCAACTACGGCACAGGCGTGCAGTACAAAGACTCCAAAGGAAACATTGTTTCCGACACGTCTACGCCAATTGCCGATCTTTACCGCAAGGCTACGCAGGAAGGCACGTTTAACCAATGGGGCAACACGTACGGCAACACTATTACGCCTGTTGCGCCAACGCCCTTTACGTTTACTCCTGCTCCTTCCCGCACGTCATCGGCCCCGCTTCCACCACCTCCTCCGCCTCCACAGCCTACTAGTGGCTATACGGGCAACACAACTCCAGCCCCCAGCAATGGTATTGCCACGGGTATTGACCCAAGCCATCCTTGGTCAAAGGCATCCTCTGATCCAAGGATTAGAGCTATTCAAGATGAACTTGAGAAGTTGAGCCAGACAAAAGGCACGCCTGAACAACGCCAAGCTGTACTAAATCAATTTCTGCACACTACAAAATACACTCCCGCCCAGTTGTCTGCGGCGTCCAACGGGATGTGGGGTGTTCAAGATTTGATTGACCAAATGCAAGGCAACTCAAATGTGTTTAATGCTCAAACACCTTGGTCTGTTTACTCAACCAAAGCCGACATTAAAGGCGTACAAGATGCGCTTCAGAAGTTAAGTCAAACTCCGGGCACAGCAGCGGAGAAGCAAGTTGCTCTTCAAAACTTTTTAAAGACAACCAATTACACGCCTGCGCAGTTGGCGGCGGCATCTAATGGAATGTGGAGCGTATCTGATCTGACATCCCAGATGGCTGGCAACCCTGTTTTGAAACAATCCAGCAATGCGCCGTCGACTTCAAACGCAGCAAGCAACAATCCTTCTCCGACTTCAAATGCAGCAGCCAGTACACCATCAGGCGGCGGCTTTGTCACTGGCGGTGGTAATACTGGAGGCGAGTACGGCTCATTTGGCAGCAAAGAAGCTTACGATAAAGCTGTAGCCGATGAGACTGCGCGTAGGAACGCAGAGAAAGCCGAACTAGATAAATATCACGTTTCTCCTGACTCGTTGTATTATTCTGCTTATATGGCCGCAACGGGACAGCGAAAAGAAGACATTAAAAAAGATGCCAAAGAATTAGCAGAGCGGATTGCTCGTCGTACAGCCATAAGCCAAATGGGTTACGGCGAAGGGTTTATTTCTAATGGCACACTCATGGGGCCAAACGGCCCTATTTATCCAAATGAAAATGAAGTTGGAGTTACGGTAACAGATGCCAACGGTCGCAATCGCTATCAAACCAAAGCAGAAGCCGCTGAGATAGAAAGAAAGACACAACAATACTTGATGGATCACGGCAACATTATTGATCCAAATAATCCTTATAACGTGGCTTCTACTGACCCTAAAATTCAAAGCGCCCAAGCCGCATTGGCACAACTTCGCGCCAATCCGGGGGCTGATCCTCAAGCAACATTAACTAATTTTTTAAAGACCACTAAATTTACGCCAGAGGATTTAAATAAAGCATCAAACGGCTTTTATGGAATTGAAGATTTAAATAAATTAATGGCTGGCAATCCCAATCGGCCAAATACACGAACTGGTTATGACAATCCAAACCAAGCTCAAATCTACCAAGAACAAAATGGCCCTAGCGGGGGAGATATTAGAAGTGATGCTGGCTTGGCCGCTTTGGCCGGGCAGATTAGCACACCAATGACTGGCGTTTCAACGGCTGGAATTCCAAAGACGGGCATTCAAGAGCTTGATCCAAACAGCATTTATCAAAACCCCGGCGATCCCGCCAAGCAACCTGCCGCCCCTCTATCGGGATTGGCAGCATTAAATGCTGCTGCTCAAAACACTTACGGTCGGGCGCTGACAGATTCAGAGCAACAAGCCTTATCCGGCAAATCTTTGGAAGATGCCCAAAGCATCATGCAGCAATCAATGGATAACTGGAAAGCAGCGCACCCTCAAGGAATGGCGGCGGGCGGCTTGACCAACTTAGACCACGGCGGGTTTGTTATTCCTGCTGATGTTGTGTCTCATTTTGGTAACGGTAGCAGCAGTGCAGGTCTGGAGCTTCTGGCTCAAAAGATGGGTGCTGAACCAATCAAAGGCGCAGGCGACGGCATGAGTGATTCGATTCCTGCTGCGATTGATGGCCGCGAAAAGGCGCTTGTTGCCAACGACGAGGCTTATCTCTCCCCTCAAATGGTAGAGCGTTTAGGAGATGGTGATATGGATGCAGGTTCAAGAAAGCTCAAGAATATGATGGAGCAAATTCGCAAGGCTCGCACGGGCAACAAAGAGCAGGGTAAGCAGATTAACCCCAACAAGTTCATGCCCGGCGGAACAGTTGGCTATGCACAAGGCGGTGGGATTAAGAGCTACGCAGGAACAGACCCAACTGGATCATTGGTTCAAGCTGGCGTTACTGGCACGGAACAGAACCTGTCCAACTATGCCGGCCCCGCCATTACAAAGATGTTGGGTCAAGCACAAGCTTTGGCTAACACGCCATACCAAGCCTACACGGGCCCATTGACTGCTGGCGCTTCTGGCTTGCAGAACCTTGCATTTCAAAATGCCGGCAACTTGTCCACGCCCTCTAGCGTAGGTTACGCTGGAAATCAAATGGCGCAAATTGGCGACCAAGCACAGAAATCAAGTTACGACGCAGCCACGTTTGGCAATCAATTCCAAGCGCCTACTTTGTCTGCGGCTACTAATTTTACAAATCAATTTCAAGCGCCTACGCCGTATCAAAATACCGACTTTACGGCCGGTACATTTAACAGTGGTGCAGCCCAGCAGTACATGAATCCGTACTTGCAACAGTCTCTTAATCCGCAATTAGAAGAGGCCCGCCGTCAGTCTGAAATCACCCAACAGCAAAACAACGCAGCCATGACTAAAGCTGGCGCGTTTGGTGGCGGTCGTCAGGCTATCTTGACTTCAGAGAACAACCGCAACTTGGGTACAAATCTGGCTAACATTACAGGTCAGGGTTACAACACTGCGTACACCAACGCAATGAGCCAATTTAATTCTGACCAAGCTCGTAATATGCAAGCCCAGCAAGCTGCAGAGCAGTCTAAACAGTTTGGTGCAAACCAAGCTATGACTGCCGAGCAGATGATGGCTCAGTATGGATTTTCCGCTCAGCAAGCTCAAGAGCTGGCAAGACAATTTAATCAACAACAGAACATGACCTCCGCTCAATCTGGTGCTCAATATGGCTTGGCCGGGCAACAGGCTGGAGAGCAGTCACGCCAGTTTGGCGCAAACTATGGCAATCAAAATTTAAACACCGCCTTGCAAGCTGCACAGGGGCTGGGCAACTTGGGAATTGCATCTGGCGGGTTGAGCCTCCAAAATCTGCAACAGCAAGCCGCCCTTGGCGCCGCACAACGCAGCATTGAGTCCGAGGGCATTGCGGCAGACAAGGCGCAGTTTGAGGAGGCTCGTAAAGACCCATACTCTAAGTTGCAGTATCTGCAATCAATGTTTAACGGCCTACCGATTACGGCTACCAACTACAACATGTCTCAGCCTAGCGCACTCCAAGGTGCGGCCGGCGGCGCAAGTACACTTGCTCAGTTTCTTAAAAATCTTGGCATTGGCACTTAAGGAAAGATTATGTTTGAACCTAGCGTTAATCAAATTACTTCTGCGTACATGGGTAACCCGGGCGCGCTGCAAGCCAAAGTTCAACAGGAGCAAAGGGGTAATCCCGGCCTTCCTGCTGACCTGCGAGATTTGCTTGCATTGCAGGACATCCAAACCCAGAAGGACGCCTATGCGCGCCAGATGGCTATGACCCCTCCTCAGCCCACTGTTGCAGATCAATTGATCCAAGCAGTCAAACAGCCGCTGCCTCAGCCGGGGCAACAAGGCATGCCCCAGATGCCCCAAGGTATGCCCCAGCAAGGGATGCCACAAGGTTTGCCCCAAGGCTTACCACAGGGCATGGCACCGTCTATGCCACCAGCTCAACAGCCCGGCCTTCAGCAATTGCCATCTAACATTGGCCAACATTTATACGGTGGCGGTATCGTTGCGTTTGAAGGCGGTGGAGATGTAAGTGAGCGTGACCAATTGCGTCGTATAGAAGCAGCTTACGATCCTGCTGTTACGGAAGAATTAAATCGCACCAATACCACAACCAATTACATTTCTCCTGAAGTTTTGGCCGCCGCGCAGCAAAGCATAGCTCGTGGCGCCATGTTAAATCCAGAGCAAGAGAGAGCAGCAGAAGAGCGTCGCCATGAAGCCCGAGTCGGTAATCGCGACACGTCTCAATACGACCGACTAATGGCTGAGTATGAGAGTCGCAAAAAACAACTTGAGGGGCCAAAGCCCGGCATAGATGCGCTTATGGAATACTTGGGGCAGGTTGCCGCTACTCCGCGTGGTAAGACGTGGATGGAGTCCGGATCAATGGCTGCCCGTGCCCAGAATGATATGGCCGCCCAGCGTCAAGCTCAGCAGTTTGAATTGACCAAGCTGGGAATTGATGCGGCCCAGAAGAAAGCCGACATCCTTTACGGGGATAAGGAGAAGTTGTTTGGTGTTGGTAATGCAGCGTATGACCGTGCGTTCAAAACAAACTTTGACGCCGCTAAGCTAGTTACATCCAACGCATTTGAGGCCGAGAAGCTGGCCAAGCAAATGACCGACAATGAGCTGAACCGAACCAGCAAGGAAAAAATACAGGAGCTTGATCGAATTAGCGCCGAATTAATAGCTAAAAATCGCAATGCAACTAGCATGGCTGTGGCCAATGCACCCGGCGATAAAGAGAAGCTACTGAACAAAGTGCAGAAGTTGCGCTCTGAAGGAAAGACCGATCAAGCCGATGCGTTACTGAGAGACTACGTTTCATTGGGTGGGTCTGCTGGTTCGGGTTCAGAGCGCAATCAGTTGCGCCAATTAAGCGACGAAAGAACCGCCTATCAAAACATTATTAATAACGTCAATGGTAAGTTTACTCCTGAAGAAATTGCAGAAGCCAAGGTTGGCATACTAGAAGTGACCAAAGACATGGCTGCAATTCGTAATGCACGCAAACCAAAAGAAGAAGCTAACGCCGCCCCTAGCCCCGCTGCTAATAAAGCACCACCACTACCTCCCGGTTTTGTGAAACAATAAGCCAATATTTGAAGGGAAGTTATGGAAAGAGCAGTCAATCCTTCGACAGGCGAGGTGGTTTTTCTCGTTAACAACCAATGGGTTAAGCCTACAGATACCGCCAAAAATGAAGCAGGCGACTCTGCTTTCTTGGTGGGCAATCAATGGCAAATAGTTAAAGCCGCAACACCTGCTGCCGAGAAAAATTCTTTACTTGGCAGTCCAATGGGGGAAGACTTTGGCTCCGCCATCATGGCCGCAGCCAGCCCCAAGAAGCAAAGCGTGCTTGAAGGCATTGATATGCCTGAGCCTACGTTTAACCCCGCAGAGGCCAATCGTCTGTCTCGTAAAGACTATGCAGAAGAGCAAGCTCAAAAGTTTGATCCCCGCTACCAACAGAAGGTGACGCAAGGAGGTCCACGTAAAGCTCCATCTGCTGCCGAGCTGGCTGGTGGCATGATGCAAGACGCTAACCCGCTTTTGCGCGTTGGGCAAAAAGCTTTGCAAGGCGGAGCTGAGGGCATTGGTGGATTGTTGCGTGCTGTTGGCGATATAACAGGTTCAGACACACTTGCCGGGACAGGTGAGTACATGGGCAAGAACGCCCAAGAATATCAACAGGCTATGGGGCCGGCCATTACCGGGGACATCCAAGGGTTTGGACCTAAGAGTGTTGTGCCGGATGTATTGAAATACACCGCCGAAATGGGTGAGGGGGCTGCGTCCTCTTTGGCGCAATCTATTGCTGCATCGGCGCTTGGCCCTAGCGCAGTAATTCCTATGCTGTCCGTAATGAGCGCAGGTAGTCAGTACAACAAAGCTCGTGATGCAGGCCAATCAACTTTTGACTCTCTAACAAATGCCTTGCCCTACGGTGTTTTTGAAGCCGTTGGTGAAAAGTTTGCTGGATTAGACAAAGCTACCGCAGCCTTAAAGGCTTTGTCAAATAAAGGCGCATCTGACGAAGTTAAGAAACAAGCTGGCGATACTTTGCTCAGAATGGGCGTCAGGGAAATACCCGGTGAACTCATTACTTATTTGGGGCAGACTGGCGTTGATCTGCTCCCCGGAATTGGCCTGAACCCAAACTTAACAATGGCTCAGTTTTTGGATGGCCTGCGAGATACCGTTGTCCAAGCTGGAATGATGGGCGGAGCAACCGCTGGTGTAGGCAAGTATTTGCAAAGCCGCGCTCCACAGGGAGCCCCCATGGCGCCCTTGTCCGCAGAACAAATGATGCGAGAGCGTGGATTTTTGACTCCAGAATCAAAGCCGGAACTACCCGCTTCAACTGCCGAGCGAATTGAGCCTACTTTTGAGCCAGAGAAGCCATTGGTCGCCGAGCCAACTGATGAGAAGCAAAGGCGCGTCCGCGAGCTTGAGCAAAAGATACTTAATCTGGGTGGTGACTTGCCCCCAGTCGCTGAAGAGACTGCTGCCTCAGAAGAACAAAAGCGAGTGCTTGATCTTGAGCAAAAGCTTGAAGCGCCAGCAATCAAAGAAGCCGCAGTTGCAGAAAATATTCCCACCGAAACGCCTATTGTCAAAAAGTCCTACACGGGCGTTCTTCCTTCTGATGTTAACTATGACACGCCGGAGTTTCGTTTAAAGCAGGCCGATGCTTTTGGTCAAGATTTAATGGGAGAGCTATCGCAGGAAACCGATTCTTATGGTCGTGCTGCCATTAAAAAGAAATCTTTGACCAATGCTTACGCTGAGAAAAAAGAAACGCTAGGGGATGCAATAGACGCGGCCAATGTGGCTTTTGGGTCCGGAGACTTTGCACCTTTTGCACAATACACTCGGCTGTATCCAAAGACTTCGGCAAAGCTGCGCGCCCACCTTAAGCAGCCACAAGAATTTCAGCCTATTGAGCCTGCAAAAATTCCGCAGCCAAGTGGTCCGACGGAGCGGCAACAAAAAGTTGCGTTTGGTAAGGCATTGGGTGCTGTGCAACCCTACCCCGGCAACTTAAGTGGACGTGTAAATGTACCCGCCCAGACGGCTGCCAAACAAGGAAATTTCCCGGGCGTGGTTGCTGCGCTTGAGAAAAGCAAAAACGTTACCGTAGCAGAAGTAGCTCGGCGCGCCAAAGGATTGGGCACCAAAATTCAGATTGATGATAATGCGGGAGAGACCTACGAGGGCCGGAGCGCGTTTGAAGATCAGATGTCAATTGACGGCGCAAAGATGCACCTTGATGCCCTGCGAAAGTTGCGTGAATTAGCCCCAACAGTTGAACAAATGCCGGCAGGCTCAGCATTGCCTTACGATATTCAAAACACCAAGGTTGACACGTACAGTGGCGGGGAAAAATATTACACTCAATTGAACCTTGGAAATATTGTTGATAATAACAACAGTATGTTTGCAGGGCTTGGCTTACCTGAAGGCCGGAAGCTTAAAACTAAAGAAGATTTTCAGGCACTTTTAGATGCCTTTGAGCGTACCACTCAAGATTTGGGCGAGGATAAGCTTCGCTTGACATCTACGGCCTCCGCAATACAACAAGGTGTTGCTGGAAAGTATGATGCCGACACCAACACAATTTCCGTTCCAGAATATTACGCAAAAAATGAAGCCGTGCTTGCGCATGAGATTGTTCACGCACAAGCTGTTGATGCTATTTCAAATCCCACGGCGGAGCAGCGACCCGCAGTACAGCGTCTTTCTAAGCTGTACGACCACGTTAAAAATATTGTAGACGAGAAGGCAAAAGAAGATAGGTTGTTCCGTGCTCCATATGGTTCCGTTAACTTGCAAGAGTTTATTGCCGAAGGCTTGTCCAATCCAGACTTCCAATATTTCCTTTCCCGTGTTCCTTACGAAAATACAACAGCGTGGGACAAGTTTGTTGAAACAATTGCAAAATTATTGGGGCTTAAAAACGACAATGCGTTTACTGAGTTGTTAACTGTGTATGGTGACTTAACCAAACGCGAACGCCAGCCAGCTCAAAAGACAAAAGACGTAGAGCCCATTACCACTCTTGAGACCCGCGAAGAGTATCCATCTTTGTCCAAGACTGAGGTGGAAGAGCTCGGCCTCATTCCAGAGCCAAAAGTTAAAAAGGCCAAAGAGCCAAAAATTGACTATTTGAATCACCCAGAAAATATTGGAAGTGACGCATCTAATAAGCAAGAGTTTGATAATAAAGGCAAGCTTCAAGTCGCGCCTCAAAACATTTCCGATGGCGGAGTGCCGTTTAAATCTAAGGCCGCTGCGACTGAGGCTCGCAAAAATTACCCCGATATGCGGGTACTTCAAACAATAGACAAACAAGGGTTTATCCTTGCCCCTAAAACGCCCAAGCAAATAGCGGCCGACGAGGCCAAATCCAAACGTTTAGGCATGCCAATAACAACGGCCAAGGGAATGCCTATGGCCGCTCACCAATTTATTACAAGCGAAGGCGGCATAACCAAAAATGAAATGAACGATTTAAACGCGGGCGAAAACGTTCGTGTAGGAAATCGCCGATTGTTTACAGATTCCGGCATGAGCATGGGTCAAGTTTACGAAAAACTTCAAGAGGCCGGATACCTTGAAGAAGGGGCTGATGAGAATAGTGCGCGCAATCTAATTATGGAAAGCGTTAAAACGCCAAAATACCGCCCTCAAGATGCAGAAGAAATGGCTGCTCGCGAAACGCAGGCAAATTATCAAGACTATTTAAAAGCCGAAGAAGAGGCATCACTGTACTCTCCCGTCGATGAAGAGATGGGGTATGAAATGGTTGACTTTGACGGCACGGGATATGAGTCGGCCGGACCTGAAATTCAAGCCGAAGTGCGCGCCTTGTTGGCTCAAGCCGATGCGCTTGGAATTAACACAGAATCAATACAAGAAGACATCTTTTATGAAACAGAAAACCAATCAATTCAAGCCTATTACGCAGCCTTTAAGTCAGCCCTTGAAGACGCCGTCACCACAGGCAATCAAGATCGCATCAAAGATACTGGCCAACCGAGCGGCAAGGGAGTTGGATTTGAACTTACAGCCCAAACGCCAGATGAAATAAAAGCCAAGCAGGCTGAGGCAGAGCGTTTAATTAAAGAAAATGAGCAGCTAAACAAAGAGGCTGAGCGCAAAGCCAAGGCCGACGAGCAGGCTGGTGATTTTGTTTTGACGGGCAGTAACCGCGAGGCAGATCAGGCCGCAGCTCGTGGGCAACAATCTTTCTTGGACATTAACTCGGGCCCCGTGGTTAATGAAGAGAAAAAACGAAACCCTTCTCTCAAGCGCAAGTTGGATAAGTTGAACCGCGACCGTGAAGGCGGCAAGATAACAGATGAGGCATTTATCGACGGCGTTGATACCGCTTTGGATGATGCCGCAAAAGCCCGCATGTACGATCAACGCCCCCCGCGTACAAGAGGTGCCGACTTTATTCGCCAGCGTTTACTAGAAGCCAAGCGTCGCGGTGATCTGTCGGACGAAGCTGTTGACTTTGCGGAATGGTTTATCCAAAGAAACCCACAACTGGTAGAGGATTTGGGTATCTCCATTCGCGCGCCAAAAGAAGGTGGCGTAGCAGGGCAATATTTTGACTATGGTCGTTTGATGGTGTTGATGAAGAAGAAGGCCAAAGATAACACCGCTGTGCATGAGATTTTGCACCACCTTGAACGCATGATGCCTGAAGACATGCAGAACGCTATACGCAAAGCATGGACAAAAGAGTTCAGTAAGGCAAAGCAAGGAATTGAAAACAAAGCTCAGCAAGAGTTTTTTAAATTGCTGGGCATGTATCACTGGCACGGCGAAGGGCGCGAGGTTGATTTTGAAAAAGCCGTGCAAATGGTTAAAGACGGTCAAGTTCCCTCTTCCTTTTACCAATACGTCAACCCGTCCGAGTTCTGGGCTGTCAACGGCACAGACATCATGCAGGGTCGTTTTGATGCGGTGCGCGGTGGTGTATTGGCGCGCCTTAAGAATTGGCTAAAAGAGTTGGGCCAAAAGATTTCATCTATGGCTGGCGTGGGCTCACAAGGCAAGCTTATCAACGCATTGAATAGTCTGAGTAAAGGTGACGGCAAGTTCCAAAGCAAAGAAATGCTTGGCGAGTCCAGTACATATTCGGCCTTTGAAAAACCGACCGAACTCACCGTTGAGGACAAAGAAAAAGACACGTGGTTGTTTGGTCGCGACAGGTTAGGCCGTGTTGGCTTTGGCCCCGGCGCTGCTGCCTATAAAACCATTGCAAACATTGCCACTAAGGTTTTGGACAAAATAGCCATGAAGCCAATTAGCCCGGAACTTGGGCGGGCTATGCGCAATATGAGGGCCAAGGTGGATTTGGCCAAGAACAAAGTTGCCGAAGTGGCATCCGACATGAGCGCACTGTCTCCTGATGAGCGCAACATGATTAGCGACATTATTGAAGGCGAGTTGAAGGCTGGCGTACATCCTCCTCAGCATGTTCTGAACATCGCTGCCGCCATTCAATCCATGATGTCTCGCCAATCTAAGGAGCTGGTTGACCTTGGCATGCTGAGTAAAGAAGCCGCCAATCGCTGGGACAACAAGTATCTGCCGCGTTTTTATGAAACAAAATTGCGCGATTCGGTTAACTCGTGGGCCAAGGCGGCAAAAGAAGTCTTTATGAAGCAGCCTTTGATGCGTGGCATTCGCGGATCAAATTTACGCAGCCGTGGCATGTACGAAGTTATTAATGCGGACGATTTGCAAAATTGGATTGATGAAGGCTGGGAACAGCGTGACGCAAAGTTTGATCCAAAGAAAAGCACAGAGACAGTTGTCTGGCGCGACTACACCCGAGAAGAACGCGAGAACATGGGTGAGATACGTGATGCCATGTTCCGTTTTGTAATGGGCTACAACGCAAGCCAACGTGATATTGCTCTTGGCCGCTTGTACAAAGACTTGGCCAAAAACTACGCCAGCGATCAGCCCTTAGAGGGATACGTGGAAGTTCCAACCGGTAAGGCGGAGGGCACTGGAGTGCCGCGTTATGGCGCGCTTGAGGGTATGTATGTCCCCAAAGAAATCATGGATCACCTGTCGGCAAACGACCACGCCATGTCCGAAGGCATTCTCAAGATTTACCGCGCAGGTTTGTCTAAATGGAAAGAGGGTAAGACAGTCCTAAATCCAGTTTCCCACGCCAACAACGTTATCTCTAACGTCACAATGGCGCACTTTGCGGGCGTCAGTTATTGGGACGCACACAAGTACGCCGGGGCTATCAAAGACCTTGCAAAGAATGACGACATGGTCAAAGAGGCCAAAGAAGTTGGGTTGTTTGGCGGCACGTTTAGCCAAGCTGAGCTCATTAAATCTATGCCTCCTGAGTTGCGGCAAATGGCCAACATGACCGACTCCGTTTTGTCAAAATTTGGCGAACGCATCTGGGATACATTAGCGTTTACGGTTGAGGCCGGCGGTAAAAAGTACGGCGCTCGCCCCATCATGCAGTGGGCTTATGAGAATGAAGACTTGTTCTTTAGATACGTCATCTATCGTGATGCACGAAATCGCGGCATGGACCCCGAAGACGCAAGAGATTACTCTCAAGAGTTTATCTTTACGTATGACGACTTGCCAAAGGGCGCGCGCATGGTGCGTGATTACGGCATGCCATTCTTTAGCTACACATACAAAGTTGTTCCTGTGTTGGCCCGCACGGCGCTGGAATATCCTTGGAGGTATGCGGCACCAGCCACGGTGGCTTACGCTACTAACGCCATGATGTATGCCATCGCCGCCAATCTTGGTGGAAATGACGATGATTGGTGGGGAAAGGTTTTGTACAAATACATCACGGATGAAAATTTCAGAAAGAAGGCCAAGGACCTTGAGGCCAATGAAAGGCGCTATCTGCCTGAATGGATGAAGGGTCATAGCGGAATTCTGTCTACGCCCAAAGCAATCCGTATGGGTGTAGATGAAGCAACCAATTTGCCATTGTTCTTGGACATTAGCCGCATTTTCCCCGGCGGCGATTTGCTAGACGCAAACAATAACTCTGGCGGTGTTGCGCTAATTCAACCTTTGACGCCAAGCAACCCCGTGCTAACTTCGCTGGTTGCAATGCTTGGCAACAAAGATTTGTTTCTTGGTAAAGATATAACCAACGCCAAAACGGATACCGATGCAGAGAAAGCTGCAAAACGTGCGGCATGGCTGTGGAAGCAAGCAACCCCCGCAATTGCAGTTGGCAACTATCATTTTGATCGTGCCATGAATTCAGTGGCCAACATGACTGGAGAGCCCATTACGGTAGATGCCGGCCCACTTGGCGTAATAGGTTACACGGGCATTGGTAAAGATGGGCTGCCGGTTCAACCAAAACACGCAATGCTACAAACTATGGGCATCAAGATTCGGCCATATGATTTAGAAATGGCCAAGGTTTTTGAGGAGAGCAATAAACGATCTCTTGTTCGTGAAATTGATTTTGCAATCAGCAAGATTAACCGCCAAGAGGGACGGGGCGTTATATCCACAAAGGCCGCTGAAATTGAGCGCGAAAAATTGCAAACAAAGAAGGCAAATATACGCCAAGGTTTGACGATAAGCGGCGAAGAAAAAGAGTAAACCAAGAAAAGCTGCCCTTACACAAATAAGGGCAGCGATTCATTTGGTTTTCAATTTCCATCAAATAGTAGGTTCAGAGTTTTATTTAACGCAGACAGCTCATCCAGCTTTTGAACGGCCCACATACGCTTTTGCCCGTGTATTCCGTTAAGGCTTCCACGGTGGCAATCAGCGCACAGAGGCATGGAAGTAAACCACTGGCCCTGATTGATTTCGTGGCATTCACTAGGGCCTGATGCGCCACACACTACACAGTCCATTTCCTTGATCCGTGCAATGTGTACGCGCTCTGCCGCCGTGGGTGCCTTCTTATTTTTGCTTTGCATAATGTTTCATAGCCTTTTCTTTCTTTCCGCCATCATTTCCTCGGCCATATCAAACATTTCTTTTGCGGTATCACGCAGGCCAAAGGCTCGCAACATAGCAAAGCCCGCGTACCAGTCCAGCATCGTGATCTCTTGAATAGATGGCTGCTCTATCGGGGCAACCAGCTCTTCAATACCTTCAGGCTTTTTTGTTCTTGGCATTTGCTTTACCTTTTGTGTTTTGAGGAACAAGCATAGGCGACAGCAAATGATTGAGGTAGTAGGCCAAGCTCTGTCCTTCAATCCCAAGAACCTTACACCACTGGTCGTCGTGCAGCGTATCAATTACATCGCGCACAGCTTTGTTGTAGCCGCCATTGAACGAGTCATCTCCCTCAATAATCAAAGTGATGGCATCGCGCACCAGTGCTGACGCTTTGCGCTCGCCGGCCGCAGCTTTGAGCTTCTTGTAAATCTCCTCCGGCAAATGCACAGAGTAGGGGATCAGACGCTTTGTTTCCATAAATGGTACTCCTTGATAACAAACTGCAATTTCTTGGCAGCTTGAAAGTTTTCTTTTAGTTCTGAGCGAGATTGAATTTCAAGCTCTTCTTTCAGCCATGCCACTACGGCCGACTCAGTCATTTCAAATATCTGCCCAATATCCATTAAGTACTGGGCAAACATTGAATCGCGGCAAAGTATTCCTGCTGTACGTACTGCATCGCGGGAATATTCTGAGTCTCTGTTAATGGGTCGCTCTTCTCCATTCAAACGAACCATAACCACTTGGTACCTTGCGCCGACAAAGTCACGAAGCAAAGCCTCGGGAACCTCGTCGGGGTGTACGTTCAGAGTTAAAACATAGCCAGTCTTGTCCTGCTTCATGGCTATTTTTACGCCCTCAAACTGTAGTGTTTGGATCGTCATGGTCAGAACGGAATATCCGCATCATCAAAGCTTTGCTGCTGCTTGGGGCTGCGGCGCTCCTGCTGAGGCTCTGATGATTCCCGGCGTCCGCCTTGTAAGGCCACGTCGTTCACATTGATCTCAACTGCCTTGCGCTTGGCTCCTTCTTTGTCCGTCCATTCGCGCTCGGTGACAGTGCCAGATACCGTGACGGCCTGACCTTTAACGAGATAGGACGACAAAGCTTCTGCGCGCTTACCCCAGAGCTGGCAGTTCCACCAGATCGTTCCTTTGTCGCGGCCCATTGAATCGGCCACGGAGAAGTTGGCAATTGTGTTGCCGTTTGCGGTCTGCTTGAGTTCGCAGTCTTTGCCGAGCGTACCGGCTACTGTAATTGAATTCATTGTTAGTCCTTTTTAAATTGATTTTTAGCTACGGTAAACATAGCCAAGATTGATTCGTAAGCCGATGCGCTTTGTTTGACTTGGTCAAATATGTTCTTGTTGTTGCGGAAGATGGCCATTACGTCAGATTCGCTTTCGGCATGATCCAAGGCAATCTGCGTAACGTCTTGCACAAGATTAGTCCAGTCATCAAAGCTTCCTTCTGGGTTCGCAGTCACTTTGAGATACCACGGGCCTTCCTTGCCCTCGATCTGCTTTGGGGCTACCGGTGCCTTGGCGGGTAAAGAAACCGGCTTTGGCGCTGCTTTGGCTGGCTCATGAGTCTGGGAATCAAGCACGTCGTGCTCTACGATCTCAAGGGCGGTCATCCAAAGGTAACGGCGTTGGTAGGTTTCCACAGCACCCAGATTCTGAATAGGGTGAACCCCCTTCAGGCTTGCTTCGGCCATCGGACTGGTAATGAGCAGGATCGTGCCATCTTCGGTGTCCACGACTGTCAGGGTTGCCATCTCTGCGGTGTAAGACACTACCCCGCACAAGCCAATCCTGTTAAAGATGGTCTGGATGGTGGGCAAGAAGTCGCCCAGCTCAAAGTAGTTGTAGCCTGCAAACTTGTTGTGGCCAGACTTCTTGAGCTGAGTGCCTTGCAGTTCGACGCGAGCTTGCATCAGTTTCTTGTGAACGGTCATTGAATTTCCTTGCGTTGTTTTTTGTTATTGGGATGCAGCAACCACTTCTCACCGAGGTAAGCAATGGAAGCCTCACGTTTTTCGTCGTTACGCTGAAGGATGAAGTCAATCATCTCTTCTGTAATTGGACCGTGCATCAAGCTGTCGCTGATGGGCCGGATGTCAAAGTTGGTGATGTGTTCTTTAAAACGCATGATTATTCCTTTTGTTGTGCTGCCTTCTCGGCTTTCTTCCTGTAGTAATACGCGCTCGCATACGCATTACGTTTTTCTCGTTTGGCCTTGGTAAGTTTTTCCGAGCTCTCTACCGGGCTGGTCAGTTTATCCAGCACGGCATTGAGGCTTCGGCTAAATTGGTCTACTCGCATTTCAAGCGCCTCAACTCTTGCCTGAAGATTAATTTTTTCTTTGTTTGATATGAACACGATTACTCCTTGGTTGAAAGATATTTTTGATATTGGTCACATTGCTTGTTGACCTGACAAAAGCCAGAGCAACGAGTCCTGTCACCCTCACGTACCTCGATAAAGTACCCTGTTGAAGGCATGGCCACTTCAGCCTCTGCCTTGTTAATGTGAACGCTCTTGGCGCGCTTGCCGCCTTCCTTCATCACTGCGTACATGGTGGGCTTCTCCCACATCTCTTCGGCTGAGCACTCAGGCATACCGTGCCCTGTATGTACGGCAAAGAACGCATCATTGTGCAGCGTTAAACGTTTGGCGATATAGATTTCACGATCAGCGTATGACCACAATGGCAACTCGATAACGGTCACTGGCGCTTTGGGATAGCCCTCGCGTGTGGCTGCATCACGGCGTGACCAGTCTCGAACGATGGCTATGATCTGCAAGGATTTAACCTTTTGCTTTTTGACGCGCTCGACAAGCCAGCCGTACAGGTTCAACTGGTTGTGCCAATCAGCCTTTTCATTCATCACAGCCCATGCGCTGGTGACCTTGTAGTCGCTGATGACAACACCGTCGTCATAGACTTCTTGCAGGTCGATAGCGCCGCTGATCTTCCAGCCCAAATACTCGGTGTGGATGCGCTCCTCCACAATGTGGTGGTCATCCTTGCCGTGTTGCAAGACTTCGTGGACGGCCGAGCCAAAGAGTGACCAGACCATGTCGGCTGCGTCTTCTTCAAGATCGTCCCAATGCTTTCGCTTGAGCTGCACGATACGCGGGCTGTTGAGTATCTCTGTCGCGCTGATCTGTGCGTCACCCTTGGTGTAGGTGGGCCGGGAGATAGCGTTGACAAAGGTGTCAGGCAGGCCAAGGTTGTTGGTTAATTTCATTGCATCGGCCCCGCTGTTTCAAAGAAATTATCAGCCAGCCCGTAGCAGCCAACCAATAAATTAATTGCGTGAGGGAGTGGTATCCCGTGCATAGCAGCCATTGATGAAAAAACAATTCCGGCAGCAACGATCTTTTCCTGAGTGGTTTCTTCTTGGGCGTAGAGAAGCTCAGCCAAATGAGCAGCAAGAACCTTTGACCTTTCCAAAACTTCTGGCTCATGCTGAACTTCAGAAGGCTTAACATTTTCTTTCTTCATGGTAATTACCTCTCCGCAATTTGTTGAAGTTCTTTGTTTTGAGAGCGCATCATTCCCGATAGCATTGAAATCTTTGCTTGGGCGTCTGCATTCTTGGCTCGTTCGTCGTTGGTCAACAATTCAGTTTTGGTGAAGCTAACGGCCATAGCCATCTTTCTCATCTCCTTACCAATTGTTTTGACACCAGAGTTAACTGCGTAACTGGTCTGCGACTCGGGGGCAATCACAATAAAACTTCCTTTGTGATCGGCCACCAGCAGCATGCAGTGCGCTGTCAATAAAGAATCCTTGATCTCAGTAATTGCTGTGAGCAACTCAAGGTCGTGCCTGCGAACGTCTTCAATACTCTGAGGCGGCCGCACTTCGCACAGCTCTGCAATTCGTTTACGGCTGACGACTGACCCGTAGGTCAAGCCCTCGCCAAGCAACGTCCGAACAGCTTGCTTCCATGCTGGGAATAGTGATGTATCGCTCATTAGACAAATTCCACTGTGAAACGACCAAAGCGTGGACGGTAATCGCCCAAGCCAATCAAAGCGCCGGCATCTGTCACGGCCTTCTTGACCTCGTTGATGTTCACCACCTCTTCGTTCACAGCAATGGTTGCGTTCATGCTCCAGCGACGAAATATAGGGCGGTAGCGCATGATCTTTGCGGTCCCAACCTTAACGCCACGGCAGTCAATGTAATCCGGGTTCTCCCAGAGCTGGTCTGGGTTCTTGTTCTCGTACCCAATAAACGTCAGCTCGTCTTCCACAACCTGCACGCCCTGCTTGAACTTGACGCCCAGCTTCTGCAACTTGGCCGCGTTAATCAGGCAGGCATCAAGGTTCTGCGCCGGCAAGAAGAAGCCCGACTGTTTGTTCCAATAGCACCCGCCAATAAACTCACTGCGAGCAATGGCCACATGGTCATCGTCTGTCTTCTTGCGCTTGCCAGTCAGCTCTTTGTGAGCCTTGGCCAAAGGGTCAAGCGGATTGGCGAACCGATCCGAGTGCATAAGAAAAGGCGCTTTGCCTGTAATACGAATAGCAATTGATTTCATGATTTTCCTTTGAGTTAATTGATGCAACCTTTTGCATCGAAATGACACCTCATTGAAGAGTCATCCCGCTGCATGCAGCCCTTACCTTGCCGGACTCTACCTTTCCATGCCAGTCCCCGCCAATCCCGGCATCTCCATAAACACTCGAAGTGGCACTGTTTCCAATGCCCTATCGACTGCATGCAGCCCTTGCCTAACCGGAGCCTTCCCGACCTCTCTACACCTTGCCCGGCCGAGCCTGTCCGCATCGCGCCGAAGCAAACCACTTGGTGTTGCCACCGAAATGATCTCTTGTGAGAAACCATCCCGCTGTAAACAGCCCTTGCCTAACCCCGCCTCTCCGAGCCTTTCCCGGCCCCGCCCGACCGAAGTCTGCCGGTGCCCGCCTCACACTCGAAGGAGCACTTTGTTAAATGCCCTATCGACTGCAAGCAGTCCACGCCGCACCTCACCTGACCCGACCTAACCTGTCCTCGCCTTATCGCGCCTCTCACCACCCATCCGAGCCGAACCAAACCTCTTTTAAATACATCAGGTAGGTTGGACTCTATTGTACCTACTACATATCAGGTTCGTCAACACCCGATACAATATGTTTTGCAAAATATTTACTTAGGACAAACCCTATGAGACTTGCAGCACGCAGAGATGCCAACGAAGACCAGATCGTGAGCGCCCTTGAGGCGTGCGGTGCGTTCGTAAAAAAGATCAACGACGGCGGAACGTTTGATTTGCTTGTGTGGTACAGAGGCAACACTCTCTTGCTGGAAGTGAAAGACGGAAAAAAACCACCATCTGCGCGAGAGCTGTCGCCGGCCGAAAAAAAGTTTCATGACTCGTGGCCCGGAAACAACTTACACATAGTGCTAGGGCCGGAAGATGCGCTTGCTTTGTTAAAATCTTGCGTGTAAGATTGCCCTGCAACTTCGGTTGTTTCATGGTACTCCGGTTGAGTTTTACTCCCACCTTAGACGTGGGAGTTTTTTCTACCAAGACGCATGGGGATTGACGACTATATGGGTTCATCCATGATTAGTCCCCAGCCGTGTTGGTGGTGCAGCGGGTTAGCGCCGCTGCGGCTAATCGGTTTTGAAAACACACTGCTTTATGTGAGCCACTGACTTCAAATCCGACACCGTGTCGGTTTTCCCGCCGAGACGTACCTTGATACTTTTTGAAATGTGTTGACACTCAACGCTCCGGTATGGTTATAATGGAACCGTTGCCGTGAGAAGCGACAAAATTGAAGCCGTTTACACATGCTCTCGCCCTTGGTATTTACTTTAGGGTTCTCACCGAGGGCAGTTGTAAACGGCTTTTTGTTTTGTATCTCCCTACTTCAACTGGCTCCAAAGGTCTATCGGGTTTTGGGCTGGCATGAGGGAAGCGTTGGAAGCCGTAAGGTGTAGAGCGCAGTCCACCAGTCCTACTACGTTCTGATTTGGGGCGAGAGCGCACAGAAGATGCAGGCGCAAATGGGGATGACACTGGCGGTGTCCGTGGTTCAATCTGCGGGTGACGGCGTCAGGTCGGGCGGCCATGCTAGACGTTGCCAGTCAACGGAAAGCGCCTGAAGGTGAACGAGCTGGAATAGGTTCACCCCACACGATACTCAGCTACGGCTCCGGTGATGTGGAATGTTGCCAAACGGGATTCGGTTCCCGTAGGCAATGCCATGTCCAGCCGAGCCTAACCACCCACCAATGATGTAAATCATGAACACCGTCAAGTTACTAAAGCGCAAAGCAATGAAGACATCGTGGGCAATCAAAGCATCTGCGCTTTCCGATAACGAGGTGGCCGACGCTTTACGCAAGACCTCCGACCCCTTCCTTTACACGCCGGAGTGGCGGGCTCTACGCAAGCTGGCTGCTGAACGCTACGGCTTGATCTGTTGCAAGTGCGGCAGGGAAAATAGTCGCAAGTTCCCGATCAACTTCGATCACGTCAAACCGCGTAAGTTTTTTCCCGAGCTGGCGTTGGCCATTGAAAATTTACAGCCTTTGTGTGGGTTATGCAACAAATCCAAAGGCAACAAACACTCAACGGACTATCGTTAATTTTTTTTACCAAAACGGTAAATAAAAAACCCACACTAGGTGGGTTTGCCTCAAAAATTAACTGCAAGCTTTAAGATTTTTTCTAGGTTAAGCGGTGCGCATTTACTATTCTCGTGCCCGTTAAGCGGTGGATTAAGCATGTGGATGTAAAGCGATTCCAACACATTTAAGTGCTCCTTCGGGCAAGGTAGCACGGTAAAGCTATCAAATTTCTTTTGTGTGTGGGAGCTTATTCTGGCGTAAACATTTACTGATTGGCCGACGTAGACAATTTTGTTTTCCAATATCAAGAAGTAAACACCAGTAAAGCTTTGCCAAGGCTTGGCAACTTTTAAAATTGACTCTTCTGAAGCAAGCGTCTTGTTGGTTATTTTGTTCGCCAAATCATTCATGGTGTCCAGTGTTTGAGCAACTTGCAATCTATTTTCAAGCGCCTTAATTTGGTCTTTCAGCAAGTAATGTCGCTCGTAGGCATCTCGCATTTCCGCTTTGTGCGCCTCTTTGTTTGCTCGGCGTGTGGCAATACCTTGTGCGGTGCGCCTTGCTTGCTCTTCTGGTGATGGTTTAACGTATGCCATTATTTAAAGCTCCTTTTTGTTTGCGGTTCACTCCAGCCTCAACATTTTCACCGCTTGTTTTACGGCGTTTAGCACCTCTTCCAAGTTGTCGTTACTTAGCAGCAAACTTTCTTTTATGGTCATGGTGCAACAGTACTCGTCCATCATTTTTAAAGTGAACAGCAGGTTGCGGTCCTCGTCCATAGCTTCTACTTCGGTTGCGTATACGTCGATCATGTTCTTTGCTCCGTTGGTTGCCATTTGGTTTGCGGAAGGTATCTCTCTGTCGGGTGCGGGGCATCTGCTGGAACATCTACGCAGTCATACACTGCTGCGTACTGGCCGCGCTTGGGGACCATCCATCGGTCAATGTATACGCCGTGGATCAGCTTTACCGTCTTTGCCACCGATTTGTAGTTGTCATCGCCCAGAACTTCTGCAATCTGCTTAACGGTCAAGCCGTCCTCCGAGGCCAGCAAAATATCTCGTATCAATTGGTGTCTACTTCGGATCACGTCTCTTCCTTTAAAAGTTCTTGCAGTTCTTCTTCGGTAATGAATGGTATTGCCTTGGGCAGATCATCAGGTATCTGCCGCCACTTCATCTCGCGCTCAATGCGCTCAAATTCGTCGTCTTCAGTGTTCATGTGTTCTTCTCCTTGAGTTTGACTTCAATGGCTTGGGCAAAATCTTTTTTAGTTACTAAAGATTCCCAATCAATCAAAGCAATGTCCTCATCCGTCAGCCCTACCCACGGCCTCAAAGTTTTTTGCACTTGCGCCTCGGCGGCCATGCCATCTTCATAGCCACGGGAGTAGGCCACGCTGTCGTTCTCAACCATATTGCCAATAATTTGCAGTGTTTCTTTGCAGACCTTGATTAAATTGTCCAAGGCCATATCGCGTTTAATCATCATGTGTTTTCTCCTTAACGTGACACGTATATGGTGCTCATGCTTGTCCCCTTGCTCGGATAATTTCAATGGCGGTACGGTTAGGGTCATAAAAGTCCCATGTGTTTTGGTCTTCCATCAATTTGCACAATGCCTTACGCTCATCCGCACGCACCAGTGCGGCAAAGGCTTCAACACGAGCGGTAAATTCTTGGAAAGAATCGTGACCCACTTGTTCAAACCCAGCCTTACGGGCCATCTCTATCACTTGTCTTTTACGCCATCCACTCATAAAACCTCCAGATAATCATTGACGCACACACGGCGCACAGCACCGTAACGTAGACTTCCAATCGTGTTTGTCGTTTCATTGGTTGCCCCTTAATGCTTTTAATGCTGTTTCGTATTCTTTCCTTGCCTCAATCCACGGATTAATAATCAACGCTCTCATTTTTATTTGATGCTCTGATGTGTGCTCTTTAATTTTTAGGAATGGGTTCGGCTGCGCGTCCCAAATGTCTTTCCATAAAATCTCATGTGCTTTAAGCATTCTTGTGCATTGTTCGTAACGGGTTTTTGCGGCTTCCGCCAGTTGTTTTTTGTTCACTTGCTGCTCCTCAGTGGGTAAGGCGGAAAAGGCCAATTGTCGGGCCATTGTTTTTGGTTCATGTCTTTCTCCTCGCCTCTCGGCATGCTTGCTTAACTTCCAGTGCCACGTCAGGGCTAAACTCCACAAGGGAGCAGTCCATCTTTTTGACCTCCGTCATTGACGGATACATCCAAAAACACAAGGCCAAGAGGCACATAACGCCAAAGATGATTACGGCGGTGATTACCAGTTCTTTTATCAAGTCCAGTGCAGCATCCATTTCAATATCCTTTTAAAACAAAAGTTCTTACTGTTGATTTCATGTGATTTCCTTTTGGTGACCTGCCCTTACACAAATAAGGGCAGAAAGTTGTTGTTTACTTTCTTCTACCTGTCAGCAAGATATAAAATATACCTGTTGACATGGGTGTAGTTTACTGTAGAATGCTAAACATCGCAAGATATTTTTTACTTTTTTTTTGGAGGTTTAATTGGAAGAAGCAAGACAAAAATTTGAGGCTTTGATTGAAGCCAAAGGCCGGGACGCCCCTTCGTGGAGTGGCACTCGATACACAAACGACAACATTCAAACTTACTGGCGCTGGTTCTATCTGGGCTGGACAATGACAAAAGGAAACACATGAAGCCGATGAACCTTGCAGCCTTGGTGCTGCATGCAGACCTGCAAATGCGTGTCGCAATTGACGAAGAAACTGTTACGGATTACGCATACAAGATTGAGCAGGGCGCAGACTTTGATCCGGTGTCGGTCTTCTTTGATGGCGTTCACTTTTATCTGGCCGATGGCTACCACCGCTACCATGCTCACAAGCGGGCCGGCAAGGTCAGCATCAAGTGCAACGTAGTCAATGGTACATTCCGCGACGCCAAGTTGTTTGCGACTAGCGTCAACAGCAACCACGGCCTGCGACGCACTCAAGCTGATAAGCGCAAGGCGGTTATGACGCATTTAGATGACTTTGAGTGGAGCCAGAAAAGCAACACAGAAATTGCGCGTCACTGCGATGTATCGGTTTCGTTCGTGTCCAACCTGCGCAACTCAAGCGGCAAGATGCCCGACAAAGTGGAATACCAGACGCCAAGCGGCGAAACAAAAACCATGAGCAAGCCCGTTGGCCGTCCAGCCAAGGCTAAGGCAGAGGGGCCGAAAAAGCCCGAACCAGAGCCTCCTCAGTACGATGCACAGCAAGAATTGATTGAGCGATTAACGCAAGAAAATGCAGAGTTAACGACACAGCTCGCGGTTTCTGGTATGGAAGGTACGGCCGAAGAAAAGCAAGCAGCCAGCGAAATGATCGCTGATTTGCGTGAACAATTACGCGTGGCCGAGATAGAAATTGTCTCGCTCAAAGGCAGCCGTGATCGCTTCCAAGACGAGTGTGCCCAGCTCAAAAAGCAAGTGGCCGCACAGCAACGTCAACTCAAGAAATACGAGCAATAATCAATTGCCCAAGCCGGTGGGCATGTGTACCGGCAGGAGAAACTTATGTCACTGAAACTTCGTGAGTATCAGGAGAAAACTCTTGATGCTCTGCGCAAAGGCTTTGCTGATGGGCACACCGCGCAAATACTTTACAGCCCCACTGGTGGTGGAAAAACAGAGATGGCCATCGCTCTGCTTGAAGCCACCATGAAGAAGGGCAACAGGTCTGCAATGATCCTTGACCGGATCATCCTGACCGACCAAACAAGCCAACGTCTTGAGAAATACAAAATCGAGCATGGTGTCCTGATGGCCGGCCATTGGCGGTATCGGCCTCACGAGTACATCCAAGTTTGTTCAGCGCAGACCATTGAAAAGCGAGGCAGCTTTCCCGGCCTCTCGCTGATGATCGTGGACGAGTGCCATGCCAAACGGGCACAGACCATCGAGTTCATTAAGAACAACCCAGAGATAAAAGTGATCGGCTTATCGGCTACACCTTTCACCAAAGGGCTTGGAGATACGTACAAGAACGTAGTCAGCACGGTCACCACCAAAGAGCTAGTCGATCAAAAGGTATTGGCTCCGCTTCGCGTCTTCATTGCCAAAGAAATCAACATGGACGGGGCAAAGAAAGTCGCGGGCGAATGGTCCTCCAAAGAAACCGAGAAGCGCGGGATGCAGATCACTGGCGACATTGTTAGTGAGTGGATCAAGAAGACGCATGAGATATACGGTAAGCCCGTCAAGACGATTGTCTTTTGCTCAGGTGTGGCGCACGGTGCGGACCTTGCAAAGAAGTTTGCCGAAGAGGGCTACAACTTTGTATCCATCAGCTACAAAGACGACGGCACGTTCAAACAGGACGTCATTGAGGACTTTGCTCGGCCGGACACAGAGATTCACGGCTTGATTGCTACTGACATCTTGACCAAGGGTTTCGACGTTCCTGACGTGAAGATCGGCGTATCGGCCAGACCTTTCAGCAAGTCGCTTTCGTCTCACATCCAGCAGATGGGGCGAGTCATGCGTAGCCACCCAGACAAAGAGTATGGCGTCTGGCTGTGTCATTCAGGCAACTATCTGCGGTTTCAAGAGGATTGGGAAGAGGTCTACAACAACGGCGTCAGTGAGCTGGACGACACGCGAGAGAAGCCCAAGAAAGAGAAGACCGACAAAGAAAAAGAGGCGGCCAAGTGCCCAATGTGCGGCGCGTTTTGGCCAAGTAAATCCGATACTTGCTTGCACTGCGGCCACGTCCGAGAGCGCAAGAATCAGGTGGTTGAAGTCTCTGGAGAAATGGAGGAGCTGGCACCCGGCGCGAGTCGGGACATCAAGCAAGACTGGTGGGGAATGTGCCAGTACATGGTCAAGTACAAAGGATGGAGTGCAGGACGAGCAGCCCACACATACAAAGAAAAGTTTGGAGTTTGGCCAAGAGGACTTGATGACAAGGCTGTCACGCCCTCGAAAGAATTTGACAAAGCGGTCAAAGCGGCGCTGATTCGTTATCTCAAATCGAAAAAATAATCATGGACTTCATCTCATTTGCAAGGCTGCACGGAATAGCCATTAACCATATGCCGCCCGTCGGCCAGTGGAAACGATACGCAACAGAAGACAAGCCAGCCCACAAGAATGGGTCTGTCAAGTTTATGGGTGACCACGGCTTCGTCCAAAATCATGCACTCATGACGGAGATTGCAGTCTGGAAGGCGGACGCTGATTCGGTGGTGGACTTTGAGAAAATAAAGCGCATAGCCAAACAGGCAGACGACGACATCAAACGCAAGCAGTCTGAAGCGGCCAAGACTGCTGCATGGATGCTGAAAGAAAGCCAGATCGCCCATCACCCTTACCTTTCAGCAAAGGGATTTCCAGACGAACAGGGCAACGTGTACGTCAAAGACGGAGTGCTGCTGCTGCTGATCCCGATGCGTGTCGGACCTAATCTGGTGGGCGTGCAGATCATCGAGCCCGAGGGAAAGAAAAAGTTTTTGTTCGGCCAGCGCACAAGCAATGCTGAGTTTGTCTGGGACAACAAAGGCCCGCACATTCTCTGTGAAGGGTACGCGACTGGCCTATCTATCCGAGCGGCCATGAAAGCATTGAAGAAACGGTACACGTTGCACGTATGCTTTTCAGCAGGCAACATGGAAAAGATTGCGGCATCTCTGAAAGAGGGGTTCATTGTCGCGGACAACGATTTCAGCCAAACCGGACTGAACACGGCCAAAAAAATAGGGTGGCCATATTTCATGCCTCCCGTAATTGGTCAAGACTTCAACGATTTTGCTGACGGGGCCGGCTTGTTTAGATCAAGCCAAGCCCTCGCCAAAGGACTACCCTCACGGCCAGTACAGGCTACAAGCCACAACAATTAAGCAAAGCAGGAACACGGCCCGTTCAAATTTTTCCCATCGTGTCATCATGTCAATCGTCTTTCGAGTAATACATCTGCGGCCAATCGGCACCGATCAACCTCGCAGCCTGTTAATTTAGATTCCAAAGCACGGATCAGCCTCACAGCCTGAACCATGTCGGTGTGTGTTTGTACCCGCGTGGACTGGATCAACGCCAGCGTCAACGGGTTTTCGGATTCGGGGAATCTTTTCGCTGACGGGGCCGGAGCGCAGGGCTGACGGGGCCGGAGCGCCATATTGACGGGGCCGGAGCAACCCGGCTGCGCCACTGACGGGGCCGGAGCGCCCGCCGCCGGAGACTGACGGGGCCGGAGCGCCCTCGATGTCATTTTCTAGCCTCCTGCCGGCCGGTCTCCACCAGTTGGCGGGCCTCGGCGCGGTCGTCTATTCGCTCGGCCTCCAGCATGGTACGAATAGTTTGGGCGCGGGCTTGGGTTGCCTGCGGTGTTCGGGCTCGCTCGTATGCGTGGCCGGCGTTAATGTAGGCGGCTTCAGGGTATTTCATGCGGCCATGTCCTCGCGGGTCAGTTGGGCGGCTTGGGCCTCCAACGCCTCGGCTGCGTGCTCATGCTGATACATGCTCGCGGTGCTGTTGTTTAAAAAATCGCGGGACTGTGCGCGATGCCATTGGGCTCGAATCCATAAAACGGCGGCTTGTGCGCTCGGGCTTTGTTGTGTGCTCATAATGTTTTTTCCTGTTCGGGACAATTTCCCGCTAAACCCTCGGCGAAGGGCTTAACGTGCTCCTGTCATTGCTCGGGACAATCGGGGTTTGTGCAATCGTCGTGCTCGTCGCACTCGTGGCCACAGTAGACACAAGGCAAAGCCTCGGCCTCGGTCTCCTCTGGTGCGTCAAGATAATCGGCCAGCATGCAGCCATAGTGATAATCTAATCCTTTCATTGTGTGGCCCCTGTATAAATTGGAATCACGCGGCGGGCTTTGCGGTCGGTCTCGCGGGCCTTGGTCCCGTGGGCTCGAAACCCGATAATCTGCCGGCGGTCGGCCTTTTGGCACAGTCCGCATAATGCACAAGTCATGTAATCCACTGTCTGAGCAGGACAAACCAAAATGGGCAAGCCTGCGGGCGTTGTGGTGTGTTTTGGGGTATCTGCCGGGACAATACAAACCACCGGCAAACCATGCGCGGCCAGCTCGTCGGCTTCCCCTGCATCGTCGGCCGATAGATTTATTGTGAATCCCCATTGTGTGGCATGGCGGGCCCATTTGATGGCGGCGCGGCTCTTTTTGTGGGTATACGTGAAACCTCGGCGGCCGGTGTTGGCTCTGACAATTTGCCCCAGCTCGAAGGCGTCCAGCTCTTCCCCTTGGCCGTTCAAGTCACCGGCTACATTGTGGCGCCAGATTTGGCCGTTGGGTATTGATTCGATAAACCGAAGCAAGGCGGCCAGCTCCTGCCCGCGCTGCGGTATCTTGTCCCATGTCATGCGGGTATGAAAACCCTCTGCATAACAATCATCGAGATAATGCGGGCATGATGGCGGGCATGTCTCGCGCTGGCTGTATGTCACCGGCATGGGGCCGGTTTTGCGATTGCTGCTTTGTTTTACAAGTTGATATTTCATGATGTCGTTTTATATTTTGATTAGGCTGCAAAAATATTGCCGTCGGCGTCAATTTTGCAGCGGCTGCCGTCTGCAAATTCAAAAGTTGTGAAGATGCCGTCATCTGCTATAACTTCGGCGGCATTGCCGTCGGCGTAAAATTGATCGTTTGGGACGCAGTTAAAACGTCCGCCAATGTATTCGTCTGCCGTGTTACCGTTGGCCTTGATTGTGCAAATGTTGGTCATGATGTCCTCAGTGTGTGGGGTGTGCGGTTATGGTCATGCGGGTGGATTCTTTGCCGGTGGTCGTATGGGCGCGGACAAGCTGCGCGCTCGGCTTGAATTTTGCGGCTATGGTTTTCCAGTCGATTCGCTTTGCGCCCTTGCATGGCGTGAAGCTGGCGCGGTAATGCAGGCCCAATATTTCGCGCAGGCCGGCGTTTTCAAGTTCGGCCCGTATGCGTGCGGCTTCGATTTCAATGGCTGCAACTTCGGCGGCCAGTTGTCCTAAGCGGTCCACCTTTTTGCCTAGTGGGCTCACTGGCTCGGTGTAGTCTCCGCTGTCGTAGTGGCGCAGGCCATTGCTGAGAATGGAATTAGTGAAGGCGTGAAAATCTTGGGGTGTCATGGTTTTTCTTTCGTTTGGTTAATGGTTCAGGCTTCGCAGAGAATCCAGCAGCGTGCGGCTTCTTCTGCTTCACAGTCGGTATCGGTCCCGCATTCATATGGGCGGTTGGCCCATGCGGTGCCCAATATCAAGGCGATAAAAATGGCGGCCAGTGTGCGGCGCAGTGTGTCGGCGGTTTTGTGAGTCATGGCGTTTTCTCCTGTGGTTATGCGTAATTGCATTGCTCAGCGTCGTATTGTTCTAATGCGCTTTTCTTGGTGCGAAAATGCCCAAAGTAAACATAAGCGCGCGAGTCGGCTTTTTTGGCCCAAACGTTGTAACCGTAATTGGTTTTTTCCCATCTAAATTTAATCATGGTCTTTTCTCCTGTGTCGGGACAATTCCCGCGCAAACCCTCGGCGAAGGGCTTGCACTGGCGCTGTCAATATCCCTCGGCGTAATCCTCCAAGCTGGTGACCAGTCCGTCAAAGTCCTCATCAGGCCCAAGCAAGTCGGCCAGTGTTCGGACCATTAGGGGGTCGTATTCGTCGCATAAGCTGGCGAGATAATCAGCGCGGTCGGTGTATCCGTTGTTTGTGTAGGCGTTCATTGTCTTTTCTCCTGTGGTTTAAATTGCTTCGTATCGGCCGGCGTCATAAGCGGCCAGAATTGCGGCGCCCAGTCCGTCATTAAAAACAAGCGTTTTCACCCTGCCTTTAATGTGGCGGCTTGCATCTGAAAATGTGGCCGTGACTTCTTCAATGCCAAAGTCGTCTTCGGCTCTGTCTTCGACAATGATGCTGAGCATCTGGGGGCCGTCGTAAGTGCGGCCGGTCTTGTATTCAATCGCATTGCGTTGCATGGTGTTTTCTCCTGTGTGGTAGGTTGCCGTTCAACCTGCCTGCGATAAATTCTACAGTTTGTCGCGGTCTTGTCCAATGATTTGTTTTTATTAAAAATCGGGAATCAATAGGCAAAACCTATTTTGCGGGGAAACAAAAGGCGAAGCCTTGCAGCTCTCCGGCTGTTCCCTTACACTCGCACACATGAACACCAACACCCAAACACCCAAGAGACTGACACGCAAGCAGATAAGCGAAGGACTCGATACAGTCCCCGTTTCGGCTTTGCTCACCGGCAGCCGCAAGGAATTAACGGCCAAGCAGGCAAGGTTCGCCCGGGACGTCGCGCTAGGTGCAACCAAGGCAGACGCGTACAGGAATAACTACAACGTCACAAGCAAACACACCATCGTGAATAAACCCTACGCGCTCGCACGGGACGAACGAGTAAAGGCCGAGATCGAGGCTATCAAACGGGCTCAGGAGGCTGAACACATAAAAAACCCTGCGGCCCTCCGTCTCTTGGTCATTAACACGCTGGTGGAATTGGCTACAAATCCCGACACCAAAGACGCTATCCGACTCCAAGCAGTGAAGGTTCTTGGCGGTGTAACTGAAGTGGCTGCCTTCACCGAGAGAAAAGAAACGACGGTCATTACAAGCAGCACCGACGCGCGCGCTGAGATCATGGCCGAGCTTAGATCACTGGCCAACGCTCACGCGATAGACGCGCAGGTGATCGACGCACAAGCGGCCGACCTGCTGGACGAACTGAAATCCGCAGCCGCCGAGACCCACCCATCCCCCACCCCAACAGCCACGCAGGAGGAGTCCCTTGATCTTATACATACTATCCCACTCGAACCAGCCCCTAATTTTTCCAAACCAGACCAACCCACCCCTCAATCTGAGGAAGACCCCCCGTCATCGTTTTTGGTAAAATAGGGGTAGGGGTGCTACTTTTTTAAGCAACATTTTTATCGGCTAAATATGGATACCGGCGTAGTACTTAAACCTAGCGAATTGGATACCTTTGCCAGACCGCCCCTTACACAAATAAGGGCTCGTTCCAAAGTTATCCACAGGGTCATGAGGCAGAAACGTGCTGACCTAACAGAGATAAAGTGCATGGAGATGGATATGAGCCCGGCGCAAAAGGAAGTGTTTTTGGTGATTGATGAGTGGTGGAAGAAGTATGGGTACAGTCCTACGCTAAGGGATATAGCGTATGTGAGGGGTAAGATGGGTATTGGGAACACGAAGAAGATAGTAGATCGTCTGGTATTGCTTGGCGTGATTAAGAAGATTGACGGGCTTGGCAGGACGATCCGGCCTGTGTATATTAATTTTCGGAACCTTGAGTAAATGATGTTTAATTTAACGGATGAGCAGATAGCGTCTTTGCCGCAGGAGAAGTTTGAGACGCTTCGCCGGAAGATGAATGAGTACAAGCTCTCTGTGGAGCGGGAGAACTGTCAGTCGTCTTTTATGGCTTACGTTAAACGGATGTGGCCGGGGTTTATTCATGGCCGGCATCATGCGGTACTGGCTAAGAAGTTTGAAGATGTTGCGTCGGGGAAAATAAAACGTCTGGCCATCTCTTTACCCCCTCGGCATACAAAGAGTGAGTTTGGCTCGTACTTGTTTCCGAGTTGGTTCTTGGGCAAGTATCCGGGTAAGAAGGTTATGCAAGCTTCCAATACGGGAGAGCTCGCCGTAGGGTTTGGACGTAAGGTGCGTAACTTGGTAATGAGTGACCAGTATGAGGAAGTATTCCCCGGGGTGACTTTGAGACAGGATAGTAAAGCTGCCGGCCGGTGGAGTACTAATAAAGATGGAGAGTACTTTGCGATCGGTGTGGGAGGTACTATGACTGGCCGGGGTGCTGATCTGGTTATCATTGACGATCCGCACACGGAACAAGAAGCGGCTAACGCTGCGCACGATCCCAGTATTTACGATAAGTCGTATGAGTGGTACACGTCTGGTCCTCGCCAGCGACTTCAGCCTAACGGGGCGATAATTATTATTGCTACGAGATGGTCCGAGCGGGATTTGATTGGACGAGTGATTAATGACTCGATCGAGAGGGGGAGACCTGACGAGTGGGATGTCATTGAGTTCCCTGCAATCATGCCGAGCGGTGCTTCTTTGTGGCCTGAGTTCTGGCCGCTGGATTTATTGGAAGCTCTGAAAGAAGAGCTGTCGCCGGCAAAATGGAATGCTCAGTATCAGCAGCAGCCCACTGGCGAAGAGGGGGCGATTGTTAAGCGGGAGTGGTGGAAGATTTGGGAGAAGGAAGACCCGCCGAGGTGTGAGTTTATTATCCAGTCGTGGGATACGGCGTTTACAAAAAATGAACGCTCCGACTTTTCCGCTTGTACGACGTGGGGCGTTTTTCACATGGATGAGGATTCAAACAATGCAAATATTATCCTGCTGGATTCTTTCCAAAAAAGAATGGAGTTCCCCGAGCTCAAAGAAAAAGCCAAAGCCCACTATATGGACTGGCAACCAGACGCCTGTATTATCGAAGCCAAAGCGGCTGGAGCTCCGTTGGTATTTGAAATGCGTGCGGCCGGAATCCCTGTGAGTGAATACACCCCGACCCGAGGAACGAGACAGCAGTCGAACGATAAGATCGCGCGTTTAAATTCCGTGTCGGACATGTTTAACTCGGGAAAGGTATGGGCTCCGGATACAAGATGGGCCAGAGAAGTGATCGACCAGATGGCTGCTTTCCCGAACGCGGCCCACGACGATTTGGTAGATACCACCGTACAAGCGTTACTCAGGTTTAGACAAGGCGGCTTCCTGAGATTAGAATCCGATGAACGCGAAGAGTTGCAAAGCTTCCGCCGTAAAACCGTCTACTATTAAGGCACATCATGAGCATTGAACAATCAATCAGCCAAGCACCTTTGGGTTTGGACAGTCTCTTACAAGACGAAGGCCCGGGGATCGAGATTCAAATTGAAAATCCCGATGACGTAATAATTGGCTTGGACGGCATAGAGATTGACTTAATGCCAGAAACCGATGAAATGGATTTTGATGCCAACTTGGCAGAAGAAATGTCCGGTGGAGAGCTTCAAAAAGTGGCCAGCGACATTGTCGAGATGGTGGACGCTGATATTAACAGTCGAAAAGACTGGGTTGAGATGTACGTCAAGGGCTTGGAAGTCCTTGGCATGAAGTATGAGGAGAGAACCGAGCCTTGGATGGGCGCTTGCGGTGTGTACTCAACGATCTTGACTGAAGCTGCGATACGTTTTCAAAGTGAAACCATTCTGGAGACATTCCCTGCGGCCGGCCCAGTTAAAACTGAGATCATCGGAGCCATTGATAAGCTGAAAGAAGACGCGGCCGAGCGAGTTCGTGATGACATGAACTACAAATTGACAGAGGGCATGCCTGAATACCGCCCAGAGCATGAAAGATTGCTGTATTCCTTGGGCTTGGCCGGCGCGGCGTTTAAGAAAATCTACTTTGACCCGGGTTATGACCGTCAAATGGCCACGTTTATCCCGGCCGAAGACGTAATCATTCCCTACGGAGCTTCAAGTTTGTTCAATGCCGAGCGTGTTACCCACGTTATGCGCAAAACAAAGAACGAGATTAAGAAATTACAGGTCTCTGGCTTCTATTGCGACGTAGAACTGGGCGATCCGGTCACTATTCACACGGATGTGGAGAAAAAGAAGGCCGAAGACCAAGGATATTCACTCACAGACGATGATCGCTACCAGATTCTGGAAGTTCACATTGATTATGACCTGCCCGGCTACGAAGATGAAGACGGAATCGCGCTTCCTTACGTGATTACAATTGATCGCGGCACAAATGAAGTGCTGGCCATCCGTAGAAACTGGGAAGAGAGCGACGAACGCAAAGTAAAACGCGAGCATTTCGTCCAATACACCTATATTCCCGGCTTTGGAGCCTACGGATTGGGTTTGATTCACCTGATTGGTGGTTATGCCCGAGCTGGAACCAGCATTATTCGCCAATTGGTGGATGCTGGTACGCTTTCTAACCTGCCCGGCGGCCTGAAAGCACGCGGTTTGCGGGTAAAAGGTGACGATACACCCATTTCTCCGGGTGAATTTAGGGACGTAGATGTGCCCTCCGGTACTGTCCGCGACAACATCATGATGCTCCCCTATAAGGAGCCAAGCCAAGTCTTGATGAGTTTGTTAAACCAAATCACGGATGAAGGCCGTAGGTTAGGTTCTATTGCTGATATGAACATCAGCGACATGAGTGCAAACGCTCCGGTCGGTACTACCTTGGCTTTGCTTGAGCGCCAGTTGAAGAACATGTCCGCTGTTCAAGCAAGAGTTCACTTCTCAATGAAGCAAGAATTCAAATTACTGCGAGATATTATTCGTGACCACACCCCGGGAGAGTACGAGTACAACCCAATTGAAGGTTCACGTAAAGCCAAACGCCAAGATTACGACATGGTGGACGTTATCCCCGTGTCCGATCCCAACAGCTCGACAATGGCCCAGCGGATCATGCAGTACCAAGCAGTCATCCAGTTGGCCCAAGGTGCTCCGCAGATTTACAACCTGCCTCAATTGCACCGCCAGATGATTGAAGTGCTTGGGATTAAAAATGCCGACAAGCTGGTGCCGATTGAAGACGACCAACTTCCTCATGACCCGATCAGCGAGAACATGGGCTTCTTAACTGGCAAACCCCAAAAAGCGTTTATCTACCAAGACCACGACGCCCACATTGCAGCTCACACTTCAATGATGCAAGACCCCAAGGTAATGGGTCAGATTGGCCAGAACCCAATGGCCCAGCAAATCCAAGCGGCCATGATGGCGCACATTGCAGAGCACGTTGCATTCCAGTATCGCAACGGCGTTCAAGAGCAGTTGGGTGCTACGTTGCCAGAGCCAAATGCAGAACTGTCCAAAGATGTGGAAGTTCAGTTGTCCAAACTTGTGGCCAAAGCTTCAACTCAACTGACTCAGTTGAACAAAGGACAAGCAGCTCAGCAGCAAGCTCAGCAACAAATGCAGGACCCTGTTGTACAAATGCAACAAGCTGAATTGCAAATCAAACAACAAGAAGTTCAGATCAAGGCGCAAAAAGTTCAAGGCGAATTGCAACTTCAAGCGCAAGAGCTGCAAATGAAGCAGCAAGAGATGATGATGAAAAATGGTGAGTCTCCTGAAATGATTGCGGCTCGTCACGATCAGGAAATTCAGCAACAAAATCAACGTCATCAAATGGAACTGATACAGGCTCAGCAAATCCATCAACAAAAATTAAACCAAGCAGAGCAAGCGGCGCAAGCCAAGGCCCAGCTTAAAGCTCAACAGATGGCTCAAAGGGGTTAATGATGGACGAAAAAATTCTTGAAATCCTTAATAAAAAATTTGAGGAAGAAGTCAAAAGCATTGTGCAAGTTTTGTGTGATGGTGGAGCTAAATCCTACGATCACTACAAAGAGTTAAGCGGAACCATCCGAGGTCTCCGAACCGCTCAACGTGAACTCGGCGACCTCGTGCGTAAACTAAAGGAATCTAACGATGACTGAATTCGATGTAAGTGCAATTGACTTATCCGGTGTGCTTAATACCACCACCGAAGAAAAGGCAAAGCAAGTACCCGATCCTGCAACCTATCACCTTCTGTGCATGCTCCCAGATGCACAAGAAGAATACGAAGGTGGTTTGCTTAAAGCAAAAGAAACAATGCACTACGAGGAGCTTCTCTCCCCCGTTTTGTTTGTAGCCAAAATTGGCCCCGATGCGTTCCAAGATAAGGCGCGTTTCCCATCTGGCCCATCATGCAAAGTTGGAGATTTTATTTTGGTCCGGCCTAACACCGGCACTCGAATGAAAATCCACGGCACTGAATGGCGTCTTATTAACGATGATTCTGTACAAGCAGTTGTACAAGACCCTCGTGGAATCCAACGTCCTTAAGGAGTCATCATGGCTGAAATTGAAAAAACCGAATTTGAATTTCCCGACATGGCTGAGGAAAAAAACCCACGCGCAGGCGGCCGGGTTGTAGCCCCAGACGATGACGAGAAACCAGAGATTGAGGTAGTGGATGACACCCCTCCGGAAGACCGAAATCGTAAACCAATGGTGGAACCACCAAAGGAATTCAACGATGAAGAGTTAACCAAATACGACGAGAGCGTCCAAAAGCGCATCAAGCATTTCACCAAGGGTTATCACGAAGAGCGCCGTGCAAAAGAATCTGCGCAACGTGAGAAGGAAGAAGCAATTCGACTGGCCCAAGCCATATTGGCCGAGAACAATCAACTCAAAGGTTCTGTTAATCAAAACCAAACTGCGTTGCTTGAACAGGCCAAGCGGGTTGTTGGTAATGAGATTGATGACGCCAAGCGCATGTACAAAGAGGCTTATGAGTCTGGTGATTCAGATAAGCTATTGGAAGCGCAAGAAGCTCTTACAAACGCCAAAATCAGGGCGGACAAAGTTAACAATTTTCGTCCCACCCCTTTACAAGTGCAGGAAACTCCTGTACAAATCGAGTCACAGCCAATCAGACAGGCTCCCATTGACGACAAACTGCTTGCATGGAAAGACAACAATCAGTGGTTTGGAAGCAACAAGCGCATGACCGCCTATGCTTTGGGCGTCCATGAAGATTTGGTTGGCGAAGGAATTCCTGCTGGCAGCGAAGAATACTATCGACGTATTGACGCTGACATCAGGTCAAGATTCTCGGACCAGTTTGGAACCGACGAGTCCGTTGATGCTAAACCTCAACGCACCAAATCCAACAATGTTGCACCTGCGACGAGAAGCACAGCGCCCAAAAAGATCGTGCTGAACCAATCGCAAGTGAATATCGCTAAGCGGCTTGGCGTTCCATTGGAACTCTATGCTCGTAAAGTTGCTGAAGAAATGAGGAAATGAAAATGGAAAAAGCTGCACGTCCAAGTCGTGATCTTGAAACCCGCGAAATTGCTGAACGTCCAAAACAATGGATGCCTCCGCAACTCCTACCCGATCCTAACCCGGAACCCGGTTATGCCTTTCGTTGGATACGGATCAGTACTTTAAACAAGGCTGACGCCACTAACCTTTCCGCCAAATTACGCGAAGGCTGGGAACCCGTTAAGGCTTCTGACCATCCCGAAATTCGCCTTTTTGGATCGACCAACGGTCAGTTCCAAGACAGTGTGGAAGTCGGCGGTTTGTTGCTTTGCAAAACCCCGGTGGAGTTTACTGAACAGCGTGATGCGTATTACCGCCAACAGGCAGAGGCGCAGATGAATTCAGTGGATAACACCTTCATGCGCGAGAATGATCCTCGGATGCCGATGTTCAAAGAACGAAGCTCTAAGGTCACTTTCGGAAAAGGTATTTAATTTTTTTGGAGTCTTCAGATGGCATATCCTACCATTGACAAGACGTACGGCTTTAAACCATTGAATCGTTTAGATGGTTTGCCTTACGCCGGAGCGATCCGTCAAATCCCCGTGGCACCTGCCTACGCAACAGCGATCCTGAACGGTGATACCGTGAAGGTGGACACAAACGGCTACATTGTAGCTGCTTCGACCACTGACTCAGGTAACATCATTGGTGTGTTGGTTGGTTGCTCGTATGTGAACTCGTCTGGTCAGCCAGTACAAGGTCAGTACTATCCCGCAGCTCAATCGACTTCTACAGCAATGGCTTTTGCCTACGTTGTGGATGATCCAAGTGCTGTCTTCAAAGTTGTTGCCACTGTTGCTAGTTCCACTGTTCCTACGGCTTATACCCGTGCGCTCGTTGGCTCTAACGTAGCTTTGGTTGCCAACGTTGGCTCGACCAACACTGGTGACTCTTACTACGGTATTGACGGCTCTTCTGCCGCCACAACCAACACTTTGCCCGTCCGCGTGGTTGACGTTGTTCCTGATACAGCTACTGGCAATGCCAACGTCGCTGCTACCACGTACTACGAGTTCCTCGTGAAGTTCAACACCGCTCAGTACAACAGTACTACCGGTATCTAAGGAGCTAAATCATGGCTATTTCACGCGCACAACTGCTCAAGGAATTGCTCCCCGGTCTGAACGCTTTGTTCGGCTTGGAGTACGCTAAATACGGCGAAGAGCACAAAGAAATCTACGAAACAGAGACATCTGAGCGTAGCTTTGAAGAAGAAACGAAACTGTCTGGTTTCTCTGCTGCACCCGTCAAGAACGAAGGCTCTGCCATCGCTTATGACAACGCACAAGAAGCATGGACTGCTCGTTACACACACGAAACCATCGCAATGGGCTTCTCCATCACTGAAGAAGCAGTGGAAGACAACTTGTATGACTCGTTGTCCAGCCGCTACACCAAGGCTTTGGCCCGTGGTATGGCTTACACAAAGCAAGTTAAAGCTGCTTACGTGTTGAACAACGCGTTCACCGGTGGCCCTACATACGGCGACGGCGTGGTTCTGTGCTCTACAGCTCACCCTCTGGTGTCTGGTGGCACTAACAGCAACCGTCCTTCGACTGGCGCTGACTTGAACGAAACATCGTTGGAAAACGCTGTTATTCAAATCGCTGCTTGGACTGATGAACGTGGTCTGTTGATCGCTGCTAAGCCTAAGAAGTTGATCGTTCCTCCATCATTGATGTTCGTGGCTACCCGCCTGCTCGAAACCGAGTTGCGCGTTGGTACAACCGACAACGACATCAACGCCTTGAAGAACAACGGCTCGATTCCTGAAGGCTATACCGTTAACCACTTCTTGACAGACACCAACGGCTGGTTCCTGTTGACTGACGTGCCAAACGGCTTGAAGCACTTTGTCCGTACTCCGCTGCAAAACAGCATGGACGGCGACTTTGACACAGGTAACGTTCGTTACAAAGCCCGCGAGCGTTATAGCTTCGGCGTGTCTGACCCATTGGGCATCTTTGGTTCGCCCGGTTCGTCCTAATCAAACGGCCTCACAAGGGCAATTTGGAAGGCTCCTTCGGGGGCCTTTTTTATTTGTTGCAATAGTTTAAACAACATGATATAAATACACATCCGGGTCTTCCGGTGTGTCAAACTGTCCCGGCAGACATCATGCAAGATTGACGCACCTATAACTGCATGAAGGAAATATCATGGGATTCGCAACTCACCTTGGCCCTTGGCTGCTCGGTACTGTCAAAGACACAACTGGCACAACTGCTGGCAACATTCGTAACATGGGTGCTACCACTGTTACCCAAACTTTTGCTACCACCGTTAGTGACACCACTGCCAAACAAGCGTTTGTCTTGCCAGCAGGCGCACAGATCACCAACATTTTTACCGACATTACCACTGCTTATGCTGGTAGTACCGGTAACACAATCACTGTTCAAACCGCTGCGGGTTCTTCGTTGGCTACCGTTGGTGGCGCAACAACAACTCCTTTGGCTATTGGCCGCGCAACTACAACTCTGACTGGCGCTCAAGTTGCCACTTTTGTGAACGTCGGCGCAACTGATTTGATTATCAACGTCATTTATGCCTGCGCTGGAACAGCCAGTGGCGGTGCTGCTACGATTACTATTCAGTACGTCGTTAAAGGCTCTGACGGCGCTGCTAACCCTAGCCAAGCTTAATTGATCTTGGGGGCTTCGGCCCCCGTTTTACAGGAGATTGATTATGAATCAGACCAACGTACAACAAGCGCATTTAAACGGCAGCGGGTTTTTGGTTCTTGGGCGAAATCGCATCAAAGGTATTTCGTTTACAGGAACAAGTTCTGCTGGCTTTGTGGCTTTGTTTGATACAACAACTGCCCCTGTAACCACGGCTACTTACGGTCGTTCTGGCACAACAGTTACCATTACGCAGACTGCTCACGGGTTTACAACTGGTCAAACAATTGGTATTGACTTTGCAGCAGGTACAGGCGGTACGGCTACCAACGGAAACTACGTAGTGACCGTTACCAACTCAAGCACTTTTACCGTTACAGACATTAACTCTGGAACCATTACTGCCTCCCCAACGCTTGTATATTCAAGCAAATGGCTGTTGAGTTATGACGTAAGCGCCAGCGATACATACAACAACTCTCCATTTATCTCTGATGATGGCGTGTTGGCTGTAAACGGCATTTATGCCTATCTGTCTAACGTAGCTGCTTGCAACATTTATTATGGCTGAAACCAAGCAGACAACTCTAAATGGGCGTAAGCTGTTTATCGGCATACCCGCCTATGATGGGAAGTTAAACATCAAGACTGCTTTTGCTCTGGCGCAACTTATGCCCAAAGCAATGCAGCTTGGTGTGTCTGTTATTTTGTCTGATCTGTCTAACTGCTCCATCATTACGATGGCGCGAAACTCTTTGGTTCATGAGTTTTTAAAGACGGACGCAACAGAGCTGTTGTTCATTGATAGCGATGTTATTGTCAATCCAGATAACATTTTGCGGTTGATGGCCCAGAGCGGCGACAAAGACATCACTACTGGCGCGTACCCACGCAGAGCCAAAGACCAAAACTTTTTTGCTGATCTGTACTTTGACGCCAACGGCGATCTGGAGTTTGACGGGTCATTGATGCGTGTCGAACGTGCGCCCACGGGGTTCATGCTGATCCAGCGCCATGTTCTTGAGCAGATGGTATTTGTTCACCCTGAGTGGACATACGAAAAATCTCCCACAGAGAAAATGTCAGCAGTGTTTGACTTTGCTATCGTTGATGGCAAGTACGTGGGTGAAGACTACTTGTTCTGCGACCGCGCTGCCCAAATGGGCTTCAAGGTTTACATTGACGTAGACATCAGCTTGCCGCACGTAGGCGCAAATGAATTCAGTCGTAATTTCCGTGAAGAGGTTGTAGTGCCTTTGATGGAAAACATTTACAACTCTAAGCTGAAGGCAGCGTGATGGCGACCAAAAAGAAAACCCCATCTTTGGCTGTAGGACGTGGCGAGAAATTGCCCGTGTCCAAGGGTGCTGGCCTGACTGCCAAGGGCCGGGCTAAGTACAACGCTGCTACCGGAAGTAACCTAAAAGCTCCTCAGCCCCAAGGCGGTCCACGTAAAGATTCATTCTGTGCCCGCATGTCGGGTATGCCCGGTCCAATGAAGGACGAAAAAGGCAAGCCTACCCGCAAGGCGGCTGCATTAGCAAGGTGGAAATGTTAAATGGATTTCAATACACTTTGGTCAGCAGCACTGACTCTTGTAACCACGCTTATTGGAATGACTTTGAAAGAGAAGTTTGCCGAGTTAAAGCGTATCGACATCTTGCTCAACAAGACACGCGAGGAGATTGCCCGTGATTACGTTACTCAAAGCGAAGTTCAGCGCATTACTGACCACATTGACCAGCGTTTCAACAAACTTGAAGCAAAGATTGACCAGCTTATTCAAACGAGGCAATAATGCCAAGTAGCAGCAAAAAGCAACACAACTTTATGGAAGCGATAGCTCACTCGCCATCGTTTGCCAAGAAGGTAGGGGTTCCACAATCTGTGGGCAAAGACTTTTCAACTGCGGACAAGGGCCGCAAATTCTCAAAAGGTGGCGACATGAAAAAGATGAGTATGGGCGGATATGCAGATGGCGGTATGACTATGGTCAACAAGGGCGGCAAAATGGTTCCTGACTTTGCTGCTGACGGCATAGGCAAAATGGCTAAAGGCGGCATGGCTAAATTTGAAAAGTCTGGCAAAGACGTTGAGAAAAAAGGCATGCGCGAAGGTTCTAAAGCCGACATGGCTATGGATAAAAAACAAATGATGGGCATGAAAAAAGGCGGCATGGCTGAAAGCAGCATGATGGACAAGGCCCAAGACAAAGTCATGATTAAAAAAGCTTTTAAACAGCACGATGCTCAAGAGCACAAAGGCGGCAAGGGTACATCCTTGAAGCTGGCTAAAGGCGGTACATTCCGCGCATCAGCTAACGGTATTGCTACTAAAGGCAAGACCCAAGCTACCCAAGTAAAAATGAAGCGCGGCGGCGCTTGTTAAGGAGAATATTATGGCAACTCGTAAAACAAAACGGTATGACGACGGCGGCGATGTTTTGGGCCGTTTGATGGGTGGCATGAATGAGACTGACGCCGATCGCGCTCCTCGCATGCAACCTGAAAATCCCATTAATCCAGATGAGCCAATGTCCCGAGGCGACGACAATTCCGGAAAGATGGCGCAAGTGATTAAAAGCATGGGCGGTTCTAATCGTGGTAATGCTGGTGACGGCATTCCACTGGGTCAACGCATGGGCACTGCAGGAGACGGCATTTCGGCTATGGGTGTTTCAGATGCTCAAACAGCATTACAAGGCATGGCCGCCAAGAAAGCAGCCAAAGACGCAATAATTGAAGATTTAATTTATAACTCGCGCAAACAACCAGATCGCGCAAAAATTAAACCCTCGTACGGCGGCATGGGTGGTTATGCCAAAGGCGGATCGGTTTCCAAAGCATCAAGCCGTGCAGACGGTATTGCCCAGCGTGGTAAGACTCGCGGAAAGATGTGCTGAAATGGCAACCGCAAAACCCACTGTGGGTGTAACCAAGTCGTTAAAAAAAGCCGGGTTTTATGAGGCAAATAAACCCAAACGGCTGAGTATTATCAATAAAGTTACAACCAAACCCCAGCGGATAGAGATGGTTGATAAATTGTTTTTAGCAAAAAAACCAATTAAAGGCAAAGCAAAATGATAGCCAGTCGCGGTATGGGGGACATCGCCCCTTCAAAAATGCCCAAAGGCGTTAAGAAAGCCCGACGGGACGATACTGACTTTAC